TATGCGTATTACTATAAACGGTCAGTTGAGTTTATGCATGCTTTATGAAATGATTTGTGAGAATATCCCAAATGCAATTCCATTAATGCAGAACACTGATGGTTTAGAGACAATGATCCCAGTTAAATATATTGATAAGTATTTTGAGATATGTAAAGAATGGGAACAAATCACTAAACTATCATTAGAACATGATCAGTATAGTAAAATGATTATTGCGGATGTAAATAATTATATCGCACAATTCAAAGAAGTGGAAGTAAGTAAGGAAGATTATGACAAAGAAATGAAGAAGAATCCTCATTTTATTTTTAAAGAGCAAGATGGTAGATATTTTATATCTAAAACAAAATGTAAGGGTAGATTTGAGTTTAATGAACTTGCTTTACATAAGAATAAGAGCTCTCTTGTTATACCTAAAATGATTTATAATTATTTCATTCATGATGTTTCACCTCAAGAAGATATCAATAACCATAAGAATATTTTTGATTATTGTATTGGTATTAAGTCTAAAGGTGATTGGGTGATAAAGGATTCATTTCTAAATATTTATCAGAAGATAAATAGATTCTACGTAGCAAACAAAGGTGTACGTTTATATAAGCATAATATTACAGATGGTAGAATAATTAGTGTAATAGCTGATAATAGTATTCATCAGCAATTGGTGAATAGAATTGATCCGAATATTGATATTAGTTATTATGATATCAACTATAATTATTATGTTAAGAATGCTATAAACGAGATTAGTAAGATTGTACCCACAGTTTTTAATGTTGAACAATTAAATTTATTTGATGAAAACTATTGATTTTATTGAAAGCACCGACAAGTTTTTAGAAGAAGCTTTATCTACACTTAGAAAAAAGGGTAGAGAATATGCTACTGATGAAAACTTTTTTGCAAATTTTGAACAGGCAATTGGTATATCATTTTGTGATACCAAAGAAGCTGTTTTATGGCACTATCTAACTAAACACTTACAATCTGTAAAAGATATGATCAATACAGTGGAAGTAGGTGGAGGAATTTATGGTCATTTTGATACAAGACATATTAATGAAAAGATTGGAGATAGTATTAACTATCTCCTTATTCTAAGAGCCATGTTAGAAGATAGAGTTGAAGAATACACAGTTAATAAACTTAATGAAGAATCTTATGAAGAATCAAGAAACTTTCTCTGATCTACTTGAAAAACTAAAAGAGTTTAATAGATCATTTGAAATATCATATTTAGATGCACCATTTAATTTAAGTAATGAACAAGTTGAGCTTAGATACAATTTGATGAAAGAAGAACTTGATGAATATAAAGATGCTGCATTAAAAGGTGATATTGTTGAAATTGCTGATGCTCTTGGTGATAAACTTTATATTCTTCTTGGTACTATTTTAGCACACGGTATGCAAGATATAATACTTGATGTATTTAATGAAATACATAGAAGTAATATGACCAAGCTTACAGAAGATGGTAAAGTATTAAGAAGAGAAGATGGTAAGATTATAAAGAGTGATAGATATCAATCACCAAATCTTGCACCAATAGTTTTGAAGTAAAGTAATAGGGGGAGATAATCCCCCTATTTTCCTTGTCCTCTATAACGTTTAGTATAATTTTTAGAACTCTTTAATCCAGAGTTCTTTTTTTTGCTATGTATTCCTTTTCTTCTAATTTTTGGTTTAACTATTCTAACACTTGTACTATTTGACTTTTTCATAAGTTATTAATATATATTTTGTGCTGATATAAAATCTTTAGTGGCTTGTGCAGGATCTATATTCTTACCTGTTAATGCAAACATTTTACCTAAGTGGTTAAATATTTTAGCACTTTCAGCTTTTTGCCAAGGATATGGACCCACATCTTTCTTATAATATGCGTTATCTTCTCCTGTCACCATTCCATAAACATCATCTAAAATTTTACCATAAGCTTTAAGTGTTGGTCCATTAGCAAGATTGAAATTACTTGCCATACTTGAATAAAAACTAAGATCGTAGAACTGTGTATTTTCTTGAGCTACAGATAATGTTTGATATAATGCATGATTAGCTAACCAACCACCAAATTGGAAATTCTCACTTCCAAGTGGACCACCTTGTCTTTCTCTAAGTTTAGCATATTTTTCATCATCATCATCATCCCATCCAAGCATCCAAGGAATTAGAATAGATAAAATTGTTAATATTGCCATTTCACCTAAAGCTTTTCTCATTGCTGCTCTCTCTTGAGGAAGCATATAATGATAATGGTCACCCATTGTAGTTATTAGGTTTTTCAATCCTCTGGCAAATTGTAACCAATAACCCATCTCTAATGATTCAGTGGCTATATTAGTTCTATATCTAGGATTGAATATTGATCCCCCATAACCAAATCTATTTAGGAATTGTGTAACAAAGAACTTTCTTAAGAACATAAACATTCTATAGAATATATATCTGTTACCTTCTGGTTGATCTGCAATTGAGAACACACCATTTAGAATATTTTGTTTTTCTTGTATGAATAATCTTAATCTTTTAAACTCACTACCACCAAGATCATATTTTTCATCAATTCCTTGTCTTAATTTCAATACTCCATCCACTAATTCAAATGCTTCATGATATGGTATTGAAGTGGTGACACCATTTACTGTCTGTTCCACTTTTGTATTTTCCATTACACCATAGAAATACTCTAAAGTAGCTTCCATCTCTAAGAATTTTCTTGGAGACATTGTAGCATTTAAAGGATCAACAGCATCTTTATAGATTGTTCTAGTAATCATCTCAGGTAGTTTTTCTGCTAATCTACCTTGTGCCGGATCAAATGCATTTATAAGTTGAACATGATATGGTAACTTACCTCTTGAATAAATTGAAGCAGTTACTTCCATCATTGCTTTTGAAGCAATAATTTTTCCTTTTAAGAAACTTTGAGCATCATAACTATTACCTGCTGCTAATTCAATAGCTTGCTGTATCTGTTGACCAAATCTATTCTTTACTGCAGAAACAATATCTAATGCAAAGAATCCAAATGATGCACCAGCCATCATTAATCTACTTGCTTTTTGTAAAAAGGTAACATCAGAACCAAAACCAGTTTGTTGAACATTATAGAAATTTCTTTCCACAAAAGCTCTAGTAGCTTTAGCTCTTGTATTCATTCCCTTTTTATTTGCAAATACTGTAATCTTCTTAAAAACAGAATCATACAAACTTGCTTTTGTTTTATCTTTTGGTTGATTCTTAGGATCTTCTAATACCTCAACTAAAGCATTAAATGTAGGATGTAACTCTCTTTTTTTAGCTGCTGACTCAATAGAAAACATATGTCTTACTATAGATGTAATTACATCTCTAGAAACCTGGTCTTCTTCAAGCATTACTTTACCACTAATATGTATTTTTCCTTTATCATCTTCAAATTGATCAAGAGTGATAAGTCTAAATTTATCTTCTGTAGATAATCCTGAGTCAAAATCTTCAGGGTTTTCTTTAAGTTTATTTAGAATATTAGTGAGATTTGCTTTTATACCACTCACTTTTCCAGAAATGAAAGCATTACTTTCTACCAACTCTTTTCTTGTTCTTTCATATCTAGGAATTTCATATCCTAGTCTATCTACTGGTTCAGCTTTTTCTTGAAACTTAAAGTAGTACTCTGTAATTTTTTCAAGTAGATCAAATACAGGTCTGTTGTTTGCTTTAAGATCAAAGTATTCTTGATTAATATATGGTGAATTAGGTATTACTCTTGGTAACCATCTACCTTTAACATCTTTTGTCCTTACACCATTTTCATCAAACTCTGGAGTTGCATATTCTGGTTTGATGTTTTGTTTGTAATAATTAAGAGTGGGCATACCAAAAACAACTTCACCATCTGATAAAGTCATTTGTCTAAAAAACTCTGGTTCATTTGGGGTGATTTCTGTCCAGATAGGTATTCTTTTATATACTTCAATATAATTTGATGACTCAGTATCCCATTCTAATCCTTTTATATGATTTGCTAAAAACCATTTTTTAAATGCCGGATCTTTCTTCATTACATGTTCCATGTAAGAAACATCTCTTGTTAGTTCATCAACATTAAATATATCTAATGTTTTAACTAATTGAGATTCAGGTTTTCCAGCATCTTTAAGTTTTTGATTTAACTGTTCAATTCTATAGTTAATAGCAATCAAATAATATTTAGTGGGATATTTACTCTGTAATTCATTTAATTCTTCAAACTTTCTAGATAACTGTTGTCTAATAGCTTTTGGAACTGTTGAATTAAGATTTCTAGAATCTAATGATTCTAATTCATCTTGCTCATCTTGAGTTAGATCTTCCCCACTTGCTAATCTTTCAGCTAATATATTTAATCTATATTTTTCTGATCTAGTTAAACCAGATCCAGCTTTTAAAGACTCCTGTATTTTATTTATTTCTTCTTGAGCTTCTTTAATTTTTGCAGCTTTTTCTGCAGATATTAATAAACCATTAGGATGATTTTCTTCATCTCTATATCCATAGAGTTGATCAACAATCATTAATAATTTATTTTCTAATATCTCATTTTGTTTAGCAATCTTTTCTTTTTCAGAAGCACTTAAAGTGGAAGTATTATTAATCTTATCATAGATTTCACGAATCTCTTGAATGATTCTTTGTTTTTGTGTATAGAAAGATTTATCAATTACTTTTCTAGTATTGAGAATATCCCAGTTCTTTAATGCCTCTTTATATTCAGGAGAATCAATTTCAAATCTAGTGGCAATATGAGATTTAAATGCATTTCTTGCTTTTTCAAATCTTTTAATAGGCATACTATCAGATTCAAGATCACTTTCCCATTCAAAGAATTCTTTTCTAGCTTTTCTATTTTCAAGCAACACTTCTGTAATAGCCATTTCCACTTCATCCTTTGGTTGACCATCAGGCATATATTTATTATATAATGCATAATATTCAGACCATAAAGTATCTTTTTTCAATCTACTACTAATCTCCAGTTTTTCTAGCTCATCTATAACAATACTATCTGCAGCTCTAATCTTTTCAAGAATAACATCTCTACGTTGTCTAGCAATTTTACCTACTTCATGTACTACACCGTTACTATCTGTAAATGTTTTATTAAAAACATCATCAGTGGTATATACAACAGGAAGATAATCACTATGCATGTAGTTTCTAATGAATTCTTCTTTCTGTCTTTTTAATTCAACATATTGTTCTTCTTCACCATCTTGTTGTGCTTTATTCATATCATATGAAAACTTAGATAGCACCTGATGATAATCTTTAAATGGTGATAGTAACTCTACAATATCTCTTGTTGTAAATTCATTTGTAGTGGGATCAATATAACCTTTTTGTTGTACTCTAGTTATTAGGGATCCTAGACTAGAAATATTTTTAAATGAAATACCAGCAGCATCAATTAATGGATCTAATTCTTTTAAGAAGTCGTTGTAGTTATTAATAGCTGTTAATTCAACATCTATCATTGCTTCTTTATACATTCTAGCAAATGATGATATCAAACCATCAGGACTTGATATAGCACTTTCTACAAAAGCACTAAGTCCTAATGTTGCAGGTTCTGGTTCTTCGCCAGCTAATACTTTTGCAATATAATTTTTGTCTCTTACGTAAGAATCTCTTTCTTTTTTAAGTCTAGCAATTTTCTCTGGATCCTTTCCAGCTTTTTCTAATCTTGAAATAGTTTCATTATAACTATCAATTATTGTTTTATTTAATCCTTCAAGTTGTGGAGCAATAATTTCTGGTAGTAATATTTGATATTGCTTTTTTATTGCCTTAATTGAATTAGTGGCTTTTGAAGTTAATTCATTAACTAATTGATATATAGGACTATTAACTGGTACATTTTGATTATTAAATCCTTCAGTGATATCTTCAAAAGATTTTAAACTTGCTTCTAGAATATCTTTTAAATAAGAATATCTATTTAATGCAAATTGACTATCTCTACCTTCAGATATAATTAAATTAATTTCATCAGCAATTTGATCTAATCCTTCCTCATAATTAAACATATTATCCACAAAAGCTTGTACTTGCATTTGTCTATAATCTATTGCAGAAGTAACACTTGTACTTGTTGGTTCAATTGTCTGATAAGGTTTCAAATTACGAATTATATCCTGAAATGGTCTTTCTGTTTCAGTATTTGTAAATACTTGATAGAAAGAACTATCACTTCTTATACCTTGATCAATTTGTGCTTGATTTTTTCTAATTAATTTAAAAAAGTCATTAATACTTTCATTTAATTCAATTCTTCTATTATCCTTTAAATATTTTGCAGATTCTCTGGCTGTTTCTCTACTAAATTCTGCTTCTAAATTTCTTACATCTTTAATTGAAATATTGAATGTATCTGTAGTTAACATTTCAGCTAACTCCTCTAATGTTGTATCTACATTTAATTTCTCAATTTTAACTTTCCCAAATACTTTTCTAAGCATTTGTTTTAAGTTAAATAGAATCTTATCAATTATTTTCTTAAATAAAGAAGATGATTCTTGTTTAATTAATTTATCTGAAGCTCGTTTAGTGAGAGCTCTTACAAAGACTTCTTCTTTGAATCCTGCACTACCTTCTCTTTTCTTTTTGTAGAGTTCTTTAACGGTTTCTTCAATTTGTTTTCCTTCTTCTGTTTGGATGAGCTCATTATATAGTTTATCAAATAGAGCAGGGTTGTTCTTCTGAAGAGCCTTAACAAAAGGGTGACTAAATTCATGGACTACGTTATTAAGTGTAAATGCATCATTAACTATATATACTTCACCATTAAAGAAGAATGCTCCTTCATTATCATATGTCTCACCAGCTTCTTCAAGAATTTTTTTAGCTTCTGATCTATCTACAATATAGTATGGAATATTACCTAATGATTCAGATAATCTATCTGCTATTTTTCTAATAGTATTAAATGATAGTGTATCTATTTTATCTTCAATAGATTGTTCAGCTAATGTTTCTGCTTCTATTTGTCTATTAAATTCTATTTGATTTACAACACGATCATCAGCAAATGAAAAATATCTAAAACCTTTATTTGTAAATTTGAATTTATCTTGTTTAAATGGTTCAAAGTATATCAAGTCATTGATATCTTTTGCTCTACCCATATTTAATTTAGCTTCAAAAATACCTTTCCAAGCTTTCCAATAGTTATCTTCAAACTGTTCTGGAAATCTCTCATCCTCAGTAGTTCTTAAAAAGAAATCTATGACATATCTTTTAGGTCTAGTTTCACCAGTTTCTTCAACAATTTCAGTGTCTGTAGGATGTTCTACATATCCTGTAATAGTCACTGATTCAGCTCTTTTATGATCTCTTCCTATAAACACTGATTCTAGTGTCCATGAAGGATATAGATTTTTTAAATTAATATACCAACTTTGTTGTTCTAAATATTTAGAAGCAGTTTTTGTGAACTTAGTTTTTTTATAATTAGCTTGTAATGCTAGTCCTTCTGTTTGTAACCAGGTTTTAAAAGCAAGAGCATTTGATTCTTTTTTAAATTGATCATATGTGATAACCCCATCTATATCATGTAGATTTTCAGATACTGCTCTAAATAAAGTACCAAATTTTCTTAATGTTAAAGAACCACTAGCTTTATAATCAATAAATGGATTATCAAATAATCTTGTAATAATTTCTTTAGCAAAAGGATCTGAGTTTAATGTCTTTTCAAAATTCTTTATTTCAAATAGTTCTTGATTTTTTAAACTTCTAACTTGGCCAGATTCATCTTTTATATAGGATCTTATAAACTTACTATAATCTTTTTTATAAACATCATCAACAATATCTAATGCTAGATTTAATAATTGTTCTTGAGATAAATCTTTATCAATTACTTTTATTCCTTTAAATTTTTCTCTTATAAAGTTTAAAATTTCGTTTATTAATTTTAAAATTACATTTTCTTCATACTTATTACGAAATCCAAGTTTTTTAAAGTAATCTTTATCTATATCAACATTTTCTCTTTTTTCTCCAAAATATTTACTATCTGCACCAATCTTAATTGCTTCTGCAATAAACTGAATTATAACTTGTCTATGTACCCAGTTGTTTTTTGTTTTTCCTTTATACTCTTCTCCAGTTTCTAGAATATATTCTGAATCATATTTATCATTTGTATTATAATTCTGATCTAATTTCTTTAGATAATATTTGTAGAACTCATCATATTTAGACCATTTGCGGATATTATGCCACAACTCAATACTTAACTTTGATTTCTTACCTATCATTGTATAAATGATATTAGCACTTTGTACTGCTAAATCTTTATCAGTGATATCAGATCTTAATGCTAGATATTTTTGTAGTGTATCAAATGCAGCAACCGGATTAGAATTAATTGTATCTAATAAATCATCAGCTTCTTCATTGATATTTATATTTAAACCTTTAATAAATTCAAGAAGACCGGTTCTTAGTTTACTATCAAACTCTTTATTTCTTTCACTTTTTTGAGTGGCAGGTTTTGCATCTCTAAATCTATATACTCTATCATGGTAGTTTGTGTATAGTTCGCCACTATTTGTAGTATTAGCTTCTAGATCTTGATTTGTAAAAGTTATTAAATATTGATTATCAATATATCCGGTATAATCAAGTCCTTTATATCCTTTATCTTTTAAGAATTGAAAAAATTCATTTTGTGTTTTTAATCCCTCTTCATCATTCCTAAGAATGTCAAAATATTTTCCTGTTTCATCATAGAATTTATACACTAAATCTCTAAATTGACTACGAGAATCTTTAACTCTTAAAAAACCATCTGTATTAATAATAGTTTCTCTTACATTTGGACCATACATAAGAGCTTCTTGACGGTCTAAAGCAAAATAATTAAATTTTCTATTATCTACTTCTTCATTAGTTCCTTGAAATACTTTTCTATATCCTATTACTTGTAAAATAAAATCTTCTAATAAAGGATTAGGTACATTACCAAATCCAGAATCTTTTAGTAGGGTAAGTTCAGGATTCATAATCTTATTATAAATCTCAAACTTCACTTCATTATTTACATCATATATCTCATTACTATCTAGTTTACCAAAATGTTTATCAACAGCATTAGTAAATTCACTAGTATATGTGGATGCATAATCTAATAAAGCATCATCAATACTTTTTGATGAAGCTATAGCATTAAATAGTTGTGACTCATTTCCATTAGGAGCAAGTACTGAAGTAATATTACCATCTAAATCTTTTTGAATTTTACAAGCCATAATTATAGATTACAAGAATTTTTTAGTTCATCTAAAACACTTATTGCTTTAGCACGGATTAAATTTACTATATCTGAAGTTACTAACAAAGAATCAGAGTTTATAATATCTGTAAGAGTTGCGTTCTTACTAATATCTCTTTGTCCTAGATTTAATATTCCAAACTTATTTGCAATTGCTTCATTAAAAGCTGGATTCAATCCATTTGATGGTAATGCAATTGGTCCGGAAATATTAAGTTTCATTAGTGCTTCTGGAGAATTAACAACTTTAATATTATCTGCAGTTAAAGCTTTTAATCCTAGATTTTTCATTGTGTCAGTATCATATATAAATGTTACATCAGAAAACATATTTGCATATTCAGTTAAAGTACTGGATTTAAACTTTTTATCTGATGATGTTTTAGAATCATTTATGACACTATTTACATTAACAATATAATAATTATCACTGAATTTTGATAAATACTTAAAATTCTCAATATTCTCAGGTACTAATGGTTTAACTTGATAATCTTCTATCAAATAATCTTTATTAGTGTTTAGATAAGATCTATTAAAACTCCATTCATTTCTTTCATTAAGTGATAATCCTAATCTATTTCTGAAGAATTTGTATGCAAAACTATTTAAGAAATTTTCATACTTAGCTTTACCATTAGAATCTAATGTTTTAGACAATGATCCATTTACATATTCATTAATATTATTAAATGTACCAATCTCTAATAGATCTTTTTGTCCAACAACTTCAGATAAACTAAATGCTCCTTGTTTAGAGAATCCCTCAGTAAGTAATGCATAAGTACTTAGTTGTTTAAATACATCACTTATATATTGATTAAGGGCAGGATCTTCTACTTTCATCACACCAGGATCTGAAAGTTGTAAATACTGTTCATGTAAAATTGAAATCATTCCCGGATCAAGATCTGCTTGATTCAACACTAATTGTTTTGATCTAGAATTTTTAATCTTACGAGTAGTAAATAAATTTGGAAGTAAGTACTGAGATCTTAGACTAGGAACTGTTCTTATCAATTCTGATAATTGAGTGGGATAATCAAGTCCAATATGTTGAGTGTAAGAATATACGTTATTAATAGTCTTTAGAGCTTTATCCATTAGATATGTTTCAATGGCATCAGATATTAATTTAGATTCATCAATCTCATATTGAGTTACTTTCATATTTTTTTGTATTGTAAAATTTTTCAATACAATTTCTCCACTTGTTGCATCTACAAGATCTTTTAAACCAAAAGAACTATCCACAACAATACCACCCATTCTATATATCTCAAAAAGTTTCTTATTATCTGATAAATTAAATTCATTCACCACTTTAATTGGTGAGTTATTTAGTTTAGAACTAACATCTACTTTAAGGCTGTTTAGTCTAAGAGCTATTGTTTTAACATCTTCATTACTAAGTATATTACGTAGATATTCTTTTTCTAAAGAATAGTTTACAAATTCTGTAAATGATCTAAATGCTTTCTTAGGAGGGTACTTAATTCCCACTCCATTTACATCTCTAACAGTATCTAAATTATTATCAAGCTGATTGTAGATATTATTTAGAGTGTTTATATCTAAATATATTTTATCATCTTTTATAAATACACCAGTAGCAATAAACTTAGGTTCCCCTTTACCTTTTTTTTGTTTAGCAGGTTGAGTAGTAGGTTGTTTAACTTGAATTCTTGATGTATCACCTGTATGATAAATAGTAAATTTAGCACCTATCTCTTGTAGATAATCTATAAACTGACTATCTACTCCTGGCATATCTCCTACTACAAATTCAACTCCTCGGTCAAATGCTCTTTTAATAGACCTTTTTGTTTCATCATTTAAAGAAGTCCCCGCAAATTTACCATTTCTTGCCAGCATAATAATCTTGTTACTAAAGCCTTTAAAGCTATCTCCAATAAAAGCTTCTCCTATGTATCTATCTTTTTCATAACTATAAGTTCCATCAAAATAGTTTAATGTGGTAAAAGAGGAAGAATCAACTTTATCAGTTTTAAATTCTACAATTGCTCCATCTGCAACTTGTCTCATTGCTTTATCTTTACCATCACCTTCAGGAGTTCCTTTACCTTTATCTTCAAATCCACCTTTGTATCCTTGAAATCCTATTGATTCAGTAGATGGTTGAGTAGTAGGTTTATCAAACTTTTTAGGATTACTTAAACCACTATATCCTGATCCTCTATCCACTAGATCTGTTTCAATACCTAGTTTATTTTGTAATTCGTTCTGTAACCACTCTGCAAATCTTGTAGGTAGTTTAGCTTTTTCCATTGCAAAACCACCAGTTGGAACAATGATTCTTTCAAAATTACTATTAGCAATAGTATCAATTAATTTAGCATTAGTCGTTTTGAATAAATCAAAATCTTCATCTGTATCCTCAAAAAACTTATTAGCAGCTTGTTCTTTTTTAGTGACAATAGCTAATGCATTACGATTTATGTTTCCTTCTTTATCTGTTCTAATTATAGCTTGTGTAGTACTTACATTTTTATCAGTACCAAGCATCTCTAGATTTTCAGTGAAGATGAAACCAAATTTTGGATATTGAGATGGAGTATCCTTTGTATAATTTTTAGTGGCAAAGAATAATTTATTAGGATTAAATTCAGATTCAGGTTCTTCTAATAATCCTAAATCTCTAATATCAACATCTCTTGTTATAGTTTGAATTTCTAATCCTTTATATTGATTATCTTCAATTTTAAAATCATACAACATTTTTAACAACATTGCTGTTGTAAAATCATTTTTAAATTCAGATACAAACTTTTCTGGGTCCCCTAAGAACTTTTTGATTTTATCATCAAACTGAGATCCGAAGAAAATATTATTGCTATAGATGTTATACAGATACTCATTAAGTTGAGGATTATTTCTAATAGGAAATAAACCACCAAATACATTTGTCTGTACATCTGTGATATCAAATTTTCCTAAGATTGTATCTTCATATAAAGATTTAAGTTTTTCTTTAGGAAACATCTTAGAATAATTCACTTCAAATTCAACATCCTCAATAAGTATATCTCTTTTTTGTCCTCTCTTAAATGTTTCAAATAGAGTACTTGAAGTCTTAGTATCAAAGTTAAAACTCTGTTGAACTCTAGCAATTGCTTTTGCGCCATCATTTATTTCAAAGAAATGTGCAAGAATTGCTTGATCTTCACGACTATATTCAAGTGATCCAGTTAATGAATCATCTAATTTAGATTGTAAATAATCTTTAGTAAAGAGTTGATTCTCTGTTCTTTGTAACTCTAAGTTAATTAGAGACATTTGTCTCTCCCAAAGGGTGTGACCATTTGCTTCTCTTCCTAATCCAAGCATTCTTGCTTGAATAGTAAATTCATAAGGATCTTTAAATGTTTCATCCAATTTACTAATTGGACTATCTAATTTCTTAACATCTTCAATATACTTTCTTACTACAGGTTGAGCTAAGAAATACACTGCTTCTTCAAATGGAGTACCTGCAGACACTAAATATAATAGTGCTGGAGTTAATTCAGGAGTACCCATTACATAAAAAATCCAAGGATCTTTTGCAACGTCTAGCCAACCATTCATCAATTGGTTTAGATAATCTGAAATCTTAATACCTTCAGTGTTATATAAAGAACTTAATGAAATAGATCCATCTTTATTAGAATTATGATTTAATAGTATTCTAATTTCTCTAAGCTGTTCTTCATATTTCTTTTTCTTTTTACTATATCTAGTATGGATATATTCTTTATTAAATTGAAAATCAATTTGATTAAATAAAGCTTTAATTTTATTTACGTTAGCTCCAATACCTAGTGCTCTTTTACCAACAGAGTTAGCATTTTGCTTATATATATTGTATTGGATTTCAAAGATATTTGTTGGCGATACTTTAAATTTAGGACTTATACTTGATACAGTACTTCTATTCCAATCTTTAAATGATTGTTTAGGATTGTAATCTGTCTCAAAGTATTTTGTCATATCATTAGCAAAATCTTGAACTAGATAAGTACCATTAGGTTTTTTCATCATTTCAAAAACCTCATCTGTACTGATAATATTTATAAGATTTCTAATAAGACCATTTTCTAATGAACTTGCTGATTTATTAATTAACTTTACTTTAAGATCAGATAATTGTTCATACAAAGCTTCTACTTGAGGTTCTTTAGATTTCCAAAATTGTTGTTTCTTTTCTGTAGAAAATGCACTATAATATTGCTTTAGATTTAGTTTAAGTTGTGCTTCTGCAACATTTAATTCTTGATATTTATTATCAATATCATTTTCTAGATTTAGTATATCATTACTGAACGTTTTACCTTTTCCAGCTAATATACTTTCACTTGTCCATCTAGTTATAAGAACATCATATTCATTCTTTATACGATTATAATTAGAGTAAAGAGCATTTATAATCTCTTTTTCTTTAGTATCAAGCTTGTTAAATTCTTTTTCTTTTTTTAGATTTTCAAATTCTTTTTGTATTTGATCTTTTAATAATTTGATTTCATTCTTAACAGAATCAATATTATTTTTTATCTGTTCATTTGATTCTTTAATAGAACTATCAAATTTTGATAAGAATATTCTTTTACCAGCTTTTTCAATATTTGGGAAGAATACAGATAACTTATCAATATCATAATCGGAACCTGCTTTAGCTACAATATAACTTGGTAGAATAACAATTGGTCCAGCTACTTCCGGTAAAAATTCAGCAACTTCCATATATTCCATAGAGTTATGTCCTTGTACTGGAATACGTACAGCCATTAACTGTAGCATTTCTTTATGCTTATCTCTCCACTCTTTATTTTCTAAAGCTTGATTTAATCTTTCTCTCGTGTTTATTTTATTTCCATCTGGATGTGTTAAACCAAGTAGATTTTTAAATTTACCTTGTAAAGCAACTTTTACTTGCATAGGTAAGTTTTCTCCAGTAATTGGATCTTTTCTATAGAATAACAAATCATCACCTTTATATTCTTCCACTTGTTCTTTTGTTGGATTAGTGGCTCTTTGTGATTCAAATCCTGATCCCGCAACTTGGATTAATGGTTCACCATTTATCTTTCTTTTTACAATTCTTTTATTAGCAATTGAGAATAATATCTTCTCAATATCATTAGCATTACGAGCTAGTGACATATCATAAGTAAAACCATCCTCATTAGCAGAAGTTGCAGCAATTTGTAAATGATCCGGTATATCTCTTCTATCAAGTTCTTTCTTGATAATTTTAGCAAGTTTCTTTACATCATATGTACCATCAGTACTATTAAAATTAATCTCTTGTTTTAATTCATCTTTTGAAGCCTCAACATAATCTTCAATTGATTGTATATATTTATTTACAAGAGTTTCAATATTCTTATTTAAAGGAATTCCTTTATTAAATAAATCATTATAAATCAATGCACGAAGCTGTGTTGAGAACACCACTCTATTTTTGTAATAGTCATTGATAGGAACTTGATTACGCAGATATCTAAGATGGATAACATTCTTAGTTAGTGGTGAATTATCCATCATTCTTGTACTAGGATCAGAGTAGAATTTATCTAATTCATTATTCTCATTTCTTAGTGTTGCAATTTTAGATCCTGAGATAAAGGTTGCATATTGAACATTTTCTCTTAGCATTCTTTTATGAAGAATATCAATATTCTTACCCTGGATTACATTTGGAATTAATGGTAGTAATGAAAATTTATGTAATACGTTTACGTGATACTTAGATGTTTTTAATGGACCATAAAACTGGAACTTTTTAGGTGAAAATACTTTTAGTACTTCAGCTTGATCCACTGATTCATTATTTACAATCTTATTATAAATATCTTCATGAGCAGGACTCCATTCATTTAATAGAATAGAAAAGAATCTATAAGAATCAAGTGTCACCCATCCTTGAGCATCACCTTCTTTAACTTCATTTTGTTTATATGGAGCAAGCTGCTTCTCAATTAAGAAATCTACTTTTTCTTTAATTTGTTTAGCATTGAATCCTAATTTTTTAAATTCTTCAGTATAAGCTTTTCTCCAAGACTTCTCATATTCATCCATTAATGCTTTATTCTCATACTTATGATCTTGGAATATAGATGTATTAATATATCCATCTTCGTTAAAAGAATGGTTAAATCCTTGAGATTCAGCATATCTACTTCCATAAAATTTATTATATGCTCTAATAAATTGTGGATCTGTAATCATTGTTCTACCAGTAGAACCAGAAGCAGAATCTCGTTTATGGAAATCTTCTTTTATAAGATCATATGCTGCAATATCACCATAAAACATTATAGTGGATTCAATATATTGAATAAATGTATTAGCAGAGAATGCTTTTACAATATTCTTACTATAAGCAGCACTATTAAATTTTCCTTTTTGTTTTGTAGCTTTTTTTAATACTTCATCATCTATAAAGTCTATCTTTTGAAACACTTCATAGTTTTGATCAGTGAGCTTATTTATATATTCAATTATTTCATTTTTTGCTCTACTCACTAATTCTTGATTAGCATCTTCCAATAATTTTTTTGGAGATAGAGCTTTTAATCTTTCTTTAGTTTCTGGCAGTAATATATTATCAAACACTAAAAACTCTTTACCATAATCAGAGAAGAAACCAAGTCTTGCTAATTCTGGATATACATTTGAATTTAAATCATACACTCTTTCATGTTCTGCTTTTAAATAATCAAACATGATATCTTCTAATGCTTTATCTCCTAATGCTGTACCATCTGTAAATGCATTAGGTTTAATAAAACGATTATCCCCATCTGCACCAGTGACAAAGAATCCAAGGTATGTCTTCTTATCTGATGGTGTAGGATTACTTGTAAATCCAGTGGTTAGATAAGAATAGAATTCCAAATAGAATTTAGATACCGGATCTGTTTCAATAGTAGATTGTCCATTTGTAAAATATCCATCTTCAATAGATTGGATACCTGAGAACTTTCTAATATTAAAATCTGTTTGTCTAACTCCATTTGCAAATAATCTCTTGAAAACTTGTGAAGCTTTAATCATTGGATTATTTGCTGGATTAAAATGTTCAAATCCAGGTTTGTTATAAAGTTCCTCTAGAGTTCTAGATTCATTTATATTGTTCTGAGTGATAGTAATCTGTGAGTTTAGAACATTTTCATATTCACGATTTCCTTCAGCATTTAATAAACTAAATGATGAAACAACATCTGCTACTTTGATATGTAAGTATAGTAGATTATCAATAACAGTTTTTTGGGTGAGAAAATCAGAGTCTGCACCTAAACCATTAGTGAGTAAGTCAATATGATCTGGAATCATATTGTTTTTTAATTTACCACTTGTATTTCTATCATAGAAATTTTTAAGTTCTCTATATACGTATGTAGCATTTTTAACAATATCTCTGTTTAGATTTTTGTCTTTATCAAAGTATTGCTCGTATAATTTATCATTTAATGGTAATCCGATAGCTGCAAATAAATAAAATGCTGCTTCTTGTTTATTTGCTTCTGTTTTTTTAGCTGTTACACCAAAAACAGGTTCAAAAATCTCTGATAATTTCTTGATGTCTAGCATCATTTCATTCTTATCAGAATTCATTGTTGCATATTTAGTGTTGTAGATATTTGTTTTATATCTAGATATCATTCTACTTCTTTCAGAAGTAATATCACTAGATGCATCTACATTATAAATCTTTGGTTTTGAATCTTCTGCAGTTTCAATAATAGTGATGAGCATTGGTAGTTTAGTGGTATTGAATGAGTTTGCAAACAATACCCAACTATTAAATGTACTCTTACTATCTATATCTGTATTAGGTTCTATCTTACCTAATTTCATTAATAGCTCTTGAATCTCAGGTTTATTTTTAGCTTCATTAAGTTTATTATAAATTGAAATTGCTCCGGTATTATTAGAGACAATATTTATAACATTGCCTAATGTCTTTCTATAATTGGTGAGTTTAGAAAATCCTAGATTATTCTTTTCAGGAACATATTTACCATTTTCTAATTTATAAGCTTTTAATGTTCTAATTAAGAATAACACTTTTTCATTAGCTAGTTCTTCAAATGAAAGTTCTCCTTGGTCAGCTTGATCTTTCTTTGTAACAAAATCACTTGACTCTTCTTTATTTTCATCATCAAATTCTTTATTCTTAAAATCTAGAACTTTAGATCTTCTAAGATGATATTGTATAGTTGTATCTCCTTCTAAATTACCTTTATCAATAATCTCATCTATATTTCCAAAATTATTTAGAGCAGTGTTTAAAATAAAGATTGCTCTATCATTTGCTTCAACATCTTCATTTAATTCATCAACTTTCTTTTCTAAAGTTTCTTTAATTAAACCATAGACATTCTTTATAGATTTTTTTGATCCTAGAAAATCTCCAAAAATACTTACACCATTTTGTTCTGCAAACTGGAACATTAAATCAGAGATAATTGAATCCATAGATTCAGACACTTCTGTTGATTCAGTTTCATTTAATGGTGTATCTGTTGATATACCAATAGGACTTGCTAATGATGTAAATAAAGAATTTTTATCTGATGCTTTATATTCCTTAATATCACCAATATCTAATTTCTTAAATAGATCGTGTACTTTCTTAATTGAATTAAAATCAGTTCTTGCTTGGTTAAATGATACACCATCAAATAACCAATTAAGGAAGTCAAAAATTGCTCTAAAAAATTTATTTCTTATAGGTCTTTGACCTAATACTTTTTTACCTCCAGATAACTTATATAATCTAAAATCTTCAGCCAACACTTCTTCAAGTTGTCTATAAGAAGCATCCTTATAATTTACTCTAACACCATTTGGTAAAACAAATGATCCAGATAGCTTTCTAAGTTCTTCATATAGATTTACTTTATCACTTTTACTTAAGAATAACTGAGAGAATCCATGCCAAGATTCGTGATATAAATCTGTATAGTTAGCTCCAAAAAATAATTTAATACCTTGTTTACCAAAAGATGCTTTAGCAGTTGAATTAACAACATCAAACATTGTTGTAAACGGTATTACTTTACTTAAAGGACTTGATTTATACCATTCAAATGCTTCTTCTATTTGTTTTTTAGTGGCAGCAGATGTAATGTTTCTTTCTTTAAGAAAGTCTTCCAGATTACGACTAACACCACCAAATATAATAGCTGTATTTTTCTTCTCTTCTTTAACTTCCTCTACACCATTTACTATATTTCTAGACTCACTAGTAGGTTCAAAAGATAAACTAGAACTAAACTGTTCAATCTTACCATTCTGAGATTTCACTAATAATGTTCTTAGTTTATCTCTCCACTGATCTTGATATTCATTTAGTGTTGCTTGTTTAATACTACCATCAGCAATTGTATAATAAATACTTTGATTTGCTTGGTATGTCAAAAACCTATTGAAATTTGAATCAGGTTTTTTAACAATCATTTGAGCAATACTTTCTGGAGTATTTAGTTTATTAAATAGAAATTGTTCAAGACTTACTTTTTCAGGTTGATTAAAAGCAATATATTGTGATAAGAATGTAGCTGCTGTATTTACAGCTCCAGAAGAATGATTATTTTCATTCAAAAACTTATGTACAGCTGATGCATATTCTAATGCTTCTGCATCTGTAATATTTCTATTTAATAGCAACACCGGTAATTTACCTTCATTTAGGTAAACCATTAGTTTTCCCTTAAACTCACCTTCTGTAACTAATTCAATAGGAGTGATGCCAAAAGAATCAACAATATCTCCATATGTAGATGGAGCAATACCATACCAATCTTTGGTACCTGTTGGTCTTACAATAGAGGGAATATATCCTTTTGTTCCTCCAGTAATTTCAAATAAAACAGGTTTATCTTCAAACACTGCTTTTTGAATATTTCTTAATTTCTCAACTTCTTTTTTAATTTGCTCTTCAGCATCTTTAGCACTTATATTATAATTTTTTGCTATATCAGCTATAGATTGAATTCTACCTCTAGCATCTGTTGAATCAAGTAAATCATATTTAGTGTCTCGCATATTAAAATACACTAATTTCCCATTAGGATTTTTAGTGTAAGTTTGATCAAATCTTAATAGATTACCATCATTATCTGTAACTACCAGAGCTATTGCATTATTCTTATCTAGAATAGCTTTCACCTCTTCTTCACTTCTATCTCCTTTAATAGAATTATATAATTCATCAAAAGGAATAGAAGACATCTTCACTGCTTTTAATCTAAATCCTCTATGACCATTCAATGTGGTATTAAAAGCACCTTCTGTAGCTGATACAGTTCTAGATAATAATTCTCTATTGAATTCGTGATGCCATACTTTATCTAGATCTTTTTCTAATTCATTTATATCTAGTTTTTCATTTAGTGTTGTACTTAGCACTAAAGATGTTAAAGCTGTATATAATGGTAGAGATTCATTAGCTTCAATCTCTTCTTCTTTTATTACAGGTTCTTCTTCTGTACTAACAACATCTGGTTGTTTAATTTGCCCTATATATTCAGCAATCTGTTCTAAACTAAACTCTTCAAAATCGTAAGCAAGATTTGTAAGTTTAATTGCTTCCTCTTTACTAATTCTAGTATTTGTAATAGTTAAATATTTATTTACAAGATTTGGAAGTACTTGTACATAATTTAAACTAGTTTCTGGTTTAACACCTTTATTAACACCTAAGTTGTATAGGTATTTAAAATGGTCAAGATGATTATAATCTTTAGGATCTTTTAATGATTTAAAATAAGAACCTACATGTCTAAATATATTATCAGTTTGTGTTTGTGTTAAACAAGCCATTTATTCTGGATTTATTAAATTACAATTATTTGGATCTTCTGCACCACTAAATAGATCATCTTCATTAAAATCTTCTTTAAGAAGCTTTTTTAATCTATCTGTTTCAGAAGTAAAGTCATCCATTTTATTAATATTATCTTTAGCATTTTGATTTGCTTCTGGAGATACCTCAACTTCAGATGGTTTGATTCCTGCTTTTGTCACGGATACAATTGAAAATGAATTAGTGGGAATTAGTTCTTTAATGTTATTACTATTTGGCATAAACATCACTTTATTGTTTTTTCCATTAGCATATGGTACTAATCTTTCTACAGATAATGTAACAGTATTTTTACCATCATTTATACTTAGTTCAACTAAATCTCCAGGCTGAAGTTCTTTAAACATTTTTTGCCTGTCTTGCATTAGTTTATTCTTTGCAGTAAAGTTAGCTAAATCTTCATCAGAAACAGTGATTGGAATTAACTTTTCAATTGCCATTATTTCTTTATTTGAATTAGCTTTTGCAATTAATGGAGATAGATTAATGTTTCCTTGTATAAAGTTTAAGAAACCTGCATTATCCACTTCAATTAATATTTTTGCTTTATCCTCAGTTTGTCTAACTCTACTAACTAGACTATCAATTTCTGATTCAGACATAGTTGGATTTTTAGCTTTCATCTGATCTTTTATAAGAGTATCAGAATCTGCTTTAATTGCAACATCTACATATCTATTACTTCCTCTTCCTGAGAGGAATCTACTACTACCTGTTAAAACTGTAACACCAGTTTTAGTCATTTCTCTCGCTCTATCAAATGCTTTTCTATAGATATTATTTACTATCTCATCTATAGAATCAAAGTCTTGTCCTTTATATAATTCAAATACTTTAGATCCTACATTATCTGCTGTAAATCCAGTGTAGCCTGCTGCATTAAATTCATCAGCAAGTAATTGATCCATATCAGCAAATTGATTAGGATATTGTGATACTAATCTAGATTTACCTAAACCAGGTGATGCATATACAATCTTACCAACAATTAAATTAGATACAGGAAATTCTGGAACATTAGTTTCTGGAAATGTAAATTTATCTGGAACTATCTCATAGATAGTTTTAGACATATCTATCTGTAATAGATTTCCTTCAGTGGGAGAACTATCAATTCTACTAGATGTAAATTTACCAGATATTTTTCCAACTTGACCTTCTATAATTATAGGTAGGATATATAATCCTTTTACCTCAATACCAGTTCTTTGTTTAAGAAGTTCTCTATATGCATTCTGTTGAATTCTATCAGCAGTGCTATATCCGTAATTACTTTCACCAAGTAATTGTTTTTCATAATCATTTCTACGACTTTGACTAGATGTCTTAAGGTCAATTATAAAATAATTACCATCTTTATCTTTTGCTAATAAATCTGTAGTTCCAGCATAAAGATCTTTACCTAATACACCAAATAGTGTTGGTAAATTAGATACAATAGTCCAACCCTTTGAATCAAATTCTGATTTAATTGTCTCAAAGTTTTTATATAGATCTGTAAAGAAATTTGGATCAAAATTTAATTTTCTTTTTCCATATGCTTTTCTATATGCTGCTGCTGCATTATCAACATTATCTGCTGTTAGTCTATTTTCAAAAAATCTTCTAATCAAAAAGTCAATTATATTTCCTCTTTCTGCAGCAATTTCAACTTGAATTTTATTACTTGGTGTTTTTTTAAATTCAGGTTTTAATTCTGATACACGTTTTGCTTTTTGTTTAGGATTGTTTTGATTAAAATAGAATTTACCATCTTCTGTTAGAATAAATTCATCTGCAGAATATAGAGGATCTAATTCTGAGAATGGTGATTTAGGTTCTAAATCTGTAAGTATATCTAATTCTTCAGGAGTTAATTCTTCTTCTACTCCTTCATTAGGAGGATCAATATTAGCACTAAGATTTGTTTCTACTTTAGTACCTTTACCTTCTAAAGCATCTAATTCTTGTTTATATATGGCTTCTATTTTATCTTTTAATCTTTGAAATGGATCTCCAGTTGTAACAACATCTTTTAAATCAGATATTGATTCTTTAGTGCCATCTGATTTAGTAATTATTGCTTTACCTATAGTTAAATCAGTTCCTTTATCGTAACTTTCTACAATAGAATTTAAAGATTCTTTTTTTCTTCTTTCTATATCAGATTTAGGATCTGTAGTAGTAGGAGCTGCTTCCGTAGAGGTAGGAGTAGTAGTTCTTGCATTAGTAAGAGCTTCTCCCAACTTTGTCATATTACTTTCAAAGTTTTTGAGTGTCTCTGCAGTTCGATTAGATGTTGGTGTAAAAGGAAGTTTACTATTAATGTATTCTTCTGTTTTATCTGATAAACTACTTATAGGTTTTTCTGTTGTTGTAGGATCTGCATCTGGATTTTTAAAAACTTCAGGATCTGTACCATACTGTTCATTAAGTTTAGCAGCTACAGCTTTAAGTAAATCAGCATTCTCTTGACCAATAAGTCTTGAGTAATAAGATTCCATATCAGCTTTTCCTGTTTTATTTAGCCAACCATCTTCACCAATTCCTCCAAAAGGATACCAACCAGGTATAAGACCTTTTCCACCTGATCCAGATGTTAGATAAAAAGGTACTATAACACCATTAATATTTACTAATGTTTTAGCTCTACCGTAATGACTCAATACATTATAATAATTACCATCAATAGTAAATCCTTCCATACTAACTCCTGGAATATTAAACTCAGTAGTTTCAATTCCATTAAATGGTACTTTTTCTGTAGATGTAGGAGGTGGTTGTTTACCTGATTTTTCTTCAGGTTCTTTACCACGTTTAGCTGCAGCTATAATTCTTTGTGCTTGAGGAGAATCTAAGAATTCTTCAAATGATTCTTTATCATCTCTTTCAATATCATTATAAGCATCTCTTAATTCTTTAATTGTTTTACTATCAAGACCTGCAAGTACATCTGTTTCAACTTTTTGTGCAGCTTTCTTTTCCTCCTCTGCTTCTTTTTTAGCTTCCTCCTCTTTTTTCTTTTCTTCTTCAGCTTTAGCTTTAGCCTCTTCTTTTTCCTTTATACCAATTGTTTGCTCATAATCTGACATTATATTTTTAATCTTTTCCATTAATGGATCAGATTCTTTTATTTCTTCTAATGTCTTAGCATTAACAAATCTTTTGATTTTATAATTTCCTTGAGCTAGATTAAAGGCTAATGCTTCTTGCGGATGTACTGCAACATCTAAATCTTTTAATTTAGAGAATACATCATTTAATCCTATTAATTCAAAAAATTTATCTACAGATTTTTGAATGTATGATTTACGATTATCATATGTATTCTTTAATGCTCTAAACTTTCTTGATGCTTCATCATTAATAAAACTTGGAGAAGATACAACAGCTACAGATTTACTTAATCTATCTGCATCAACATCTAGTCTATAATAATCATATAATAAATCAAATGCATTATCTAAATTATCTGCTTTAATATATGTCTTATTTACTTTAGCATATTCTTCCATGTATTCTCCAAAAGCTTTTCTAATTGCTTCTGCATACTTTGGATTCTGAATATCATCACCAGCCATTTCTTCATTTGTTCTGGTTTCACGATCATATTCAGTGAAGTCATCTATTGTTTCAGCTAAAGTATTTAGTTTATTTAATAATGAAGTTTTTTCTTCAATTGTCTTTTTATTCTTTTCATCAGTTGGATCTAGTGCTTGGATTTCAGACATCAATAACTCAATCTCAGTCATCATATTAGATGCACCAAATAAATGCATTAATGGTGCTGCAGGTGCATCTGCCAGTATATTAATCTTAGCAAAGTCACCAGTTATATTTCTCATTCTTTCAAGTTTTCTATCAAAAGAAACTTGAGAAAATATCATATCATTCACAGCATCGTCAAATGCTTTACTGTATATTCTTGCTTGATAATATTCTTCTTCAGTGGCTTTATTTTTATTAAAAAAACTAGAATTAAATTTTGATAGATCTATAGGATTCTTAGGAGCTAAATCAAATCTTCTTTTTATTTCTTTAGCTCTATCAATTGATACTTCTAATCTAGCTCTTGCAGCAGCACCATCTTTGACATTCATTGCTTGAGCTAATTCATCATCATTTAATTTTAATCTTCCTTCAATTCTATCTATTAATGATTCAAATTTACCAACACGTAAAGCAGTTTCAACATGTTTAAAGAATGATTCATCTGTAAAATCAATTAAGAATTTACGATCATTATTTGCACCTGCTGCTCTAATTTTTCTATCTAATATTTCTTGTGCAGTTAAGTTTTCTAAGTCTGGTGCAAATAGTTTATTAGGGTCTTGGTATAAAGCATTAATACCTTCCACTAGATCTTTTTTAGCTTGCGTTATTCTTTGTTGCTTATCTGCTTTTTGTTTTTCATATTCAATCTTAAATTCGGGATCTTTTTTAGCTCTTGCTTCTAATCTTCTATCATTAACTGATTCATGTACATAATCAATTGTTTTGAATAGATTTTTAGAAACCGTATTCATCAGACCTCCCATAAAGAATCCAGAAGCAAATACTTCAAGACCTTGTCCACTCATTTGTGCCCCTATACCTTTTCCATAACTATCTAGCCAACTTAATTCATTCATTTTTCTGGCTATACTGTTTTCGTTAAAGTATAGATTTTTATAATAGTCTTCTGTTGCTACTGCTGTAGCTTCTTGAAACACTTCTTGTAAACCTTCTGCTAGATTTGCAGAAAAATAGTTTAAACTATTCCTACTAATGTTTCTTGGATTTAAAGATCTTCTAGTAGATTGTATAAATCCTTTATCTAATTCTTGGAAGGTATCTCCCACCCATCCAAATTTACCTTTTAAGAATCTTAGATCATTTGCTCCACCAATAAATTTTGTTAGTGGTCTACTTAGATTACCAAATGCTATATTATTTGTATAATGAATAACCGGTAGATTTATAAGTTGTGTGGTCATACCTGCAGTATGAGCCATATTTTTAATTCCTTGTAACTCTGATTCTGTTGGTTCTTTACCTGTTCTTTCAATATGTTCATTAACAAGATCTTCAAACATCTTGTTTTGAACAAAACCACCTTCTAATCTAGCTTCAGATAAAGATCTATTTATATCTCTTACATCTCTAAAGAATGCACCAAATCCTTTAGATACTGCAGCCATTTGACCTAAACCTTTTAGTTTATTTCCATCAGCAAATAAATCTGTTGTATTACGTAATGGATTTAAAAAGTCTACTGTTCCTTTTCCAAATTGTGTAAAATATCTTCTTGCTTCATTTACATCATCAAGATTTGTAAGTGCTTTTTTTAAAGCTCCCATTCCTTTCCAAGCAGATGCAATTCTTGTTGCACCCATTTGAGCTCTTAATGCTGCTAAATATGCACCACCACCAAGTGAAGCTCCTCCTGATTCTGGAGCTAGTAATAATGATGCTCCTGCAATCAAGCCTTCTTCTACTACCATTTCGGCTAACATACCTACAGTGAATCCTGTGTTAACCATAAAATTAGCTACACCAGGTAAAAACCCACTTTTTGTAGACATGGTTTCTGCCATGATTCTTTCACTATCTAAAGCAAATTCAGGAGATACATCAAAATCTCCTTGTATCATTCTACCTAAACTAGTGGCACTATCAACAAAGGCACCTGCAGCCAATCTACCCATTCCATTAAAAGCTCTTCCATAATCATAAAATATGGAAGTGTTTTCATTATAGAATTTTTCATTATCCCTAAATGGATCAAATCCTAATTCTTTATCATCATAACGATCCATGTTTAATCCTTTAAATGAAGGATTAAAACCATACATCTTCACTTCTTTGAATGGATCATTAAAACTATCTTGAATATTCGTTACTCTATTTTGAAATACTTTATTGTTATTATTTAATTGTGTAATTAAATTATTAACGTTATCTCCAGTATTATTATCAGGATTAGAAGATGGTAATATATTTTCTAGATTAGGATCTCCATTAACCATAAAAGACTTATCATAAAAGTCAAATAATTCTGGAGATATACTACCCTGGGTGCTATCAAGAATATTTTCCATTATTTACCTTCTTTACCTAATAGTTCTTTATTTTTTATATCGAATTGTTCTAAAATTCTAGCATATGTACTTTTACTTTCATACACTGTTTTCATTGCTTCCTGAATAATATCTTCTGGATCAAGTCCAAAACCACTGGTTGTAATTGTAGGAGTAAAATATGCATCACCAGTATTTGGATTAACTTTAATGTTTTTACTATTTACAGTTAAAGCATCACCATTTTTTGTAATTTTTATAGATCCGCCATTTTCTGGATCTTTATCATCCCCAATACTTATTGATCCACCATTTGCTTCAAGAATTAAATCACCAAATCCTTTGATTTGTGAATCAAAACTGTTTTGAACTTTTTCATCTGGAATATAAAAAGATATTCCATTTTCATATTGTTTGAATTTAGCAGCTTCTTCTTTCTTGTCTCCTCCCACTAATGTTTTTTCCAACCATTCTCTGCTTGGATTTAAAGTGACTTTTGCATAACCTTCTTTATCTGAAACTGCTTCATATTGCATTGTTAATGCAGCTCTATTTGGATTTTCTTTTTTAATATCTAGATAAGTGTTAAAATCTCTATATAGTTCTTTAAATAAAGATTTAGTTTCTTCATCAGCAAATTCACCAGAATTCATACCATTTGATAAAACAGAATTCACTAATGAAAAATTATCTGATAAATTTCTTAATGGATCTGCAGAAACAATACCTGGTTTAATACCAACAGCACCTGTTCTATCTTCAAATGGACCACCAATAAACATTTTAGTTCTTAATCCTTCTGGTGCTTCTGGATTAGCATACTGAGTTTTATATGCTTCTAATAAATCATCATATGCTTCACCTGCATCTTCAGCATCATATCTATCTTTTGTTGCATTTATAAATTGTTCTCTTGATAACACTGAACCATCTGTTTTCATCATTGTTCTTAAATCTGCTTTCTCATCATCACCAAGATCATCACCAGCTAATAATGCATTTCTAACTTTAGAATTATTTTCAAATCCAAGTTTTGTAGCAGCAGCCACTTTTAATTCTAACATTTTAAGTGATTGTTCTGCATTAGAATTAATTAATCCTTTAAAGTTTTCAGATTTAGATAAAAATTTTTGTGCTTGTTGCCAATATGTTTGATGTATTGGATATCCTTTATTTTCATCATATCCAAAATAGTTTTTATCATCACCAATTACACCCTTGTTATTAGCAAATATTTGCTTTAATAAAGCATTAGCTTCTGCACCACCATCTGATTTTAATGCTAAGTAAATATTATTTAATGTAGATTTTAATCCATCAGTGTATTGCCTATTAACACTACTAGCTGTCTCCATATTATATTGCCAAGCATTCACTTTTTCTACATTTTCTGCAGTAGTTTCTGTGGCATTAATACTTAATGGATCCTCTCCTCCTCTTAATTTAAATTCTTTCTCAAATTCTTTTTGTGCTTTATAATCTTCTTTAATTTTAAAAGTTTGTAAATCTATACCAGCTTTAATTTTTGCTAAAGCTACACTTTTATTAAAATCTAAAGAACTTCTATATGCTTCAAGTGCATATTTATCTTCTTCAAATGTTTGTTTAAATCCAATCTTTGAAAAATCTTTTGCCATTCCTTTTATATCACCTTCAAACAAAACACCACTTGTAACATTATCCACTCTAGATCTTAGAGTATTGATATCCACTTGATCTACATTATCGTAATTACTTTTTGCTGATTGTAATGAACTTAAACTTTTTTCTAATAAAGGAATTGCTGTTTCTAATTGAGCTAAATTTTCTTGTTGTTTAGTATTGAGTTTTGATTTTTTAGATAATGCATCTTTTTGTGCAGTATAAATTTCTAATTGAGTATTTACATCTTCAATTTGATTATCTAATAAACCAGAATATGTTTGTAATTTATCAGATATATAAGCTTGTTCTGCTTGTTCTATACCACCAAATTCTTGAGCTCTACCTGTTGCAAAATCTTTTCTTTGCACATATGCTTTTGTTTTATACATTTCTTGTACATTAATATCATCCTCATATAATGTTTTAATCATATTATATAAAGGACCTTCAAGCAATGGACCGTTAGTAGTGGTGATATTATATCTTCCATTTCTTGTTTCTTGGGTAATTTCAATCTTATTATCTTTTAAGAATTTTACTACATCATCTGCATACTTAACGTATGGTGTATACCCAATTTTACCAAAGTTTCTTGCTTCTTCTGTTGAAGCATTCTTAAACTCTTGAAGTTTATAATTCACTGCTTTTATACCGTCTTCCCAAGCTTTTGCTTCACCACAATCTTTACCAACACAATTTTTTAAAATTTCATGTGCTGTCATTGAATCTCTTGCTGATTTAGTGACATACATATCAGTTTTAATATCTTGATCTTCATAAAATGGTTTAAATATTTCACCAGCAGCACTTACATTTTGTGGTAGAGATAAATCAAGTCCAGAAATTTTTTTAATTTCTCCTTCAATATCTTTGAAATATTTATCTCTTCTTTCAATATTTTCATCTCTTGTCATAGGAGAATTAAGAAGAGTGTTATATAATCCACTTATTTTTTTATAACCTTGTTGATATTGCGAATTTTTTATTTGCAATACTTGATTATAGAATTGAAAGTTTGGAGTAAACGGTTTATACTCTGGAATTATATCTGTTACATTCGGTAAATAGGTTGCCATATTATAATATAGACAAAAATATTAAAAGTTTATTAAACATTATAAGTTTATATATTTGGTTAGCCAAATGGATAACCATATGGATTAGCACCAGAAGCTCCAGGATACATAAAATATTGATCATATCTTGGATCATAATTATTTTGTTGATATCTCTGTCTTCCTCTTTGTGACGATCTATAATAAGGATTTCCTATATTTTCATCAGGATACAAAATTTTGTATATAGTTTCTATATCTTGATTTTGATATTTAGTACTTGTTAATAAATCATCTAATCTTTTTTGTCTAGTTTCAAAATCTGTTTCTGAAGGTTGCATATCAGTGGCAAGTCTAGGATCATAATAAGTATATCCTGTTACTGGATCCACTTGAAAAGGATAACTCATTATATTTTGAGATTGGGTAAGTCCTCTATTTGTCCAAGCATTATTAGTAGCATCAACAATATTTTTTCTTCTTGCTATTTCAGTATTTAAATATTGTTGTTCAGCAATAGCATTTTTATCATATAAATTTGTTAATCTTTCAGCATTTGCAAGATTTTCTTGATTCCTTATTGCTGTTTTAGCTTGTTCACCTTGATTTTGAATCATTGCATTTCTAGCATCATATTCTGCTAAAATACCTTGTGATTGTTCAGATGCTTTACCAGATAAAGCTGTAGCATTAGCAAGATAAGATTGTGAATTACCAAATGCCCCAAGTCCTTGTAATTGCTGATTCATTAATGCAGCATTATTTTGTAATTGCCAAGTAGGATCTAGTAATGTATATTGAGGTTCTTGTAAATCAATAGGTGGAGCCCAAGGATTAATTTTTTTAGTACGAAAATAATCTATTAATGCATTTGTTACAAGATTTTTATCTTGAGTCCAAAATTCTGGTTTTGCCCTAGGTACTGGTGGACCCATTTTCCCAGGAGTAATTGGTGGAGAGGTTTGTTGTGGTTTTTGTGTTATTGTAGATTGTGTTATTGTAGGTTGTTTTAATCTATTAAATTGAAAAACAGTATTATCTCCAAAAGCATCATCTACTTGACTAACATATCCTTTAGTAACTCCTGTTTTTCCTGATGTTTTATATTCAGGTGAATCAGTGTCTATATCTCCTTTTGCTTCCCAATCAAAGTCTCCTAATTTTTGTTTTATAGCATCTGGTGTACTTGTACTATTATATATATCTGCTAAATCATAATAAGCTTTTTGAAAAATAGCAATATCTCCCGGATTAAAATTAATACCTACTTCTTCAAATAATTTTTTTCTATTTGCCGAATTGTTATCTAAATTTAATTTTTTAATTTCATCAGCAGAATAATTAGCATTAATAGCCATTATGGCTTTTTCAGCTTGGAGATATTTTTTTACAAGATCATCTGCATCTTTTATACCTCTAATATATTTACTACCTGTACTTGTAACTTTATAAGTTGTTTTATCTTTTTTGTATTCTTCCCATAATGCTTTTTTTACATCCGGATCATTTAATGCTTTTTCTAAAGCTTCATAATCTTTTGTATAGTCGCCAATATCTCCTTTTAAAGGATTCCATTTTTCTGTAGTGTATTTACCTGCTACTGGATCCCAACCAGTTACAACTTTTTTTTCACCACTGATATCAATAATATCACCTATTTTATAGGTACCTGGATCTGGTTTATCAGGATTATTACTTTGACCACCTGGATTATATTTAGGTAAATTATAATCAAATATATTATAAGGAGTATACATATTAAAATTATTATTTTTTAAATAAATCTAAATCTTTATCTTCTACTTTTTTAATTTTAGATATAAATGATTTATTATTGTTTGAATTAGAACTATTTGATTTAGTTTGTTTACTAGGTTGACTTGGAGTAGTTGCTGGTGCTGTTTGTGTTGGAACAGTATTTTGTACAGGTACAGCTGCTGTATCTGGTGTTGCTGTACTTAGTATATTATTTAATGTACCTTGTTGTGATTCATATGATGGTTTAACTGTAGTACCTATAGAATTACTTTCATAATCTTTTATATAATCATCATATGTATATTTTTTAATTAATTTACCCGTTGCTGCAGCTAATGGACCAAACCATTGAGCAGTATGCTCATCCCCATATACTCGCGGAGTTTTAAAGCGACTATTTATTACAGGGAGATTAGCTGAAGTTTCTGTTTCTTCTATTATATCCTCAAATGTCGGTTTAGGTATCTTAAATGCTCTTTCTCCAAATTGATTTGTTCTATCAGTTTCATAATTTAAAGCATCATTAAGATTTGTTAATCTTCTTCTAAGGCGTACTTTTTCAAGATCATCTATATCTGAATTTAAAAGTTTAAGAATCTTTTGTTTTTCTGTTTCAAGAAAAGATACATTATTTTGAAGAGTTCTAAACTTTCTTAAATCAGCAGCTCTAACTTTTAATTTATTTTTTTCTTCATTCATAATTCCTTGCATATTTTCTAGTATATCTACAGTTGAATTATGGATAATTCCAGAACTTTTATACCAAGGAATTTGATTTCCACTATTTTTTAATTCAGTTTTTATTTCATCAATTCTACTATTAATTGCATCTCTTTCTTTTTCATATTCTTCTAATGGAACAGTACCATTAAGTAGTCCATATCTTAATTTATCAATTGCTTGAAGTGATTGTGAATAAGCATTATATAAAGCATTAAAATCTTGTCCAAATTCATCACCTTTTAAAATAAAAGCATCTACATCTTCTATTGTTTCAAATCCTTTTACTGGTGAAACAATTTCAACTGGTTTAATATTAGCTTCAATAGATTCTTCTTCTGGTTTAGAAGTAAAATAACTTTGTAAATTTCCTAAAATATATTGTGCTATATTTCTATCTTCTGGAGTTGAAGGACTAGATGTAGGAAATGGTGCATTAGGGTCTCCAAACACATTAGTTTCTCCAGCAACTTGATATTTCTGCAAACCATATTTAGCCATAGGCATCTGTTGCATCTGCATCATTTGTTGCATCATTTCAGGAGGCATCATATTACCTTGTGGCATACCTTGTGGTATTTGTGGCAACAGTTGTTCTGCACTTACACCTATTGATGCCATATATGGAACAGATATCATTGGGATACCTTGTGGAAAACCTTTTTTAGATTCTTGAGCTAATGCTAATTTACCCAAATTATTTATTTGAGTTTGTATCATCATCTCTGCTGTTCTTCTTTCAATAGAATCTGAATTAGGATCTTGAATAATCTTTACATATTTTTCATATCCTTTACCAAGAATTTTAGCAACTTCTGCAGGTGTCTTTTTCTTTTTACCTGTAATACCAAATTCTTCAAGCATATTCTTTCCTAATAACATTGATCTAGTATCTGAGAATATGAATGAATTTTCTGGAAGATATAAAGGTGTTCCTCCTTGGCTATGTCTTTGACCGCCAATCTTAAAGAATTTAGGAATACCATCATCACCTGCAGGTGTCATAACTGTTTCACCACCTTCAGCTTCTAGATTTGCTTTATCTCTATCTACTGGACCTAATGTATTAGACATTTTCTTATCTGGTTTACCATATACTACAGATTCTGGAGTGGCAGTAGGATAAGACATATATACTCCAGGTTTTTGTATACCACCATATTTAGCAGATGACAATGCTGGTACACCTTGAAGTGATCCCATTATATATTGATTAGGTTTTCGTCTACCAGTATTTATTTCAAAATCTCCTCTATCTTCTATTCTATTATATCCAAATACGCTATCAGAATTTGACGTTGCTTGTCCTATATTAGTACCTTGTTCTTTTGCTCTTTTTTTATCTCCAAAAGATTGAACAAAACCAGCTATAGCAGGACCAATTACAGCTGTTGATTTATTATTTTTATTTTGATCTTGTTGAACTGGTGGTTTAGGATTAGTTATGTCTGTCGTAATTCCAGGTTGATTCATTTGATTTTTAGGACCAAATGAAGGTGGAGTATATGTTTTTAGATCATCACTCCATACTCCAAGATTATCTGGAGTTGCAGATAAAGCTGGTGTATTTAAACTTTGATCTGCAATTGTATATTGTTGAGGTTGATTTGGTGCAGTAATATTTTGAGGATTACTTGAAAAAGATGTTGTATTACCAATATCCCACCAATTATTTGTTGGTAAATTTATTTGATTTTCTCCTGCGGTTACAAATTTACGTAGTGTACCCCCTCTTCTAGCTCCAATTAAACTTGTTAACATTTCAGGATTAGACATTACACCTTTTAACATTGATCCTAAAGCATCTCCAGATCCACCACCTGAACCACCACCAGCTCCTCCTAAAATTCCAGATAGTCCAGATAATGAATTTGAACCACTACTTGCAGACTGCTGTTGTTGTGTAGGATTTTGTGCTGTACTCTGATTATTTATTCCTTGTTTAAAATCACTATATGCTGTTGGTGATTCAAGATTTTTTATTACATTTTGTGTAGTTTTATTTGTATTACTAATTGCACCAACTGTAGCCTCACCAGCAATCTTACCTACTTCCTTCCCAACTCCAGGAGGTAATCCTAGATATGCTGCACCCGCTGCACCAGCCATTTCCATTGCTGCCTTAATCTTATCTCCTTTAGAATCTATAACAGCTTTATTAATATCTGTAAATGCTTTAAATATATTAGAATTCTGATTATACTCACCCTCCATAGCTTGCATACTTGCAAGATTACTATTGCTAATACCATTGTATCCAATTTTTTGGATACCACCCATTTGCATTAGCATCTGCTGAGATTGTTCCATAATGTTATTATACAAATTCTTATCATTTTCTATTTGACCCATTTCTTTTACTTTAGAAATGAATGAATTTGTTTTATATTCTGGTTCATTCATGTATGAAGGTTCACCACCTTCTGCCCATGTTGCTCTAGCATATGCTCTAAAGAACGGATTATTATCTAGATTCTTTTTATGTCTAGCATAAAAAGCTTTTTTACCATATTTAGATTTACTTCTTTCTCCCAGTTTTGGATCTCCAAAATATTTAGTGACACCACCTGGACCTACTACCTTATGAGTTTTACCTTTTCGTTCACTAGTTTTATAAACTCTATAAGATCCACCTTCTTTAAAATCATAAGGTATATTTAATCCTTCAGCAATTTTTCTTTTGTAGAAATCTATTTGTTCTGGAGTAATTGGTTCAGCGTTATTAAAATTTACTCCTGTTGATGTATTGTAAAAGAAATTTTCTTCTGGACTTAAATAAGAATAACTAGTTGTATTTGGACTACCATCATCATAAGAATTTATAATTCTACTTACATTTGTGGTATTACTTTTATTTTGATCTTGATAATTATAAGTTTGACTTAGTACATCTGAGTTACTTGCAGTTTTTACTGATGAAGATAATTGTTTTTTGTCTCCACCTTTTTGCATAAATTTATCAAGATTCCCACCCATCTTTGCTTGTTCACAAGGTACACAGATTTTTTTCATAACTGGTCTCCCTGCAATTAGTTCTTCCCTCATTTTATAACATGGACACCATTCCTCTTCATATCTATAATCACGTAATTGATCCTGATTCATTTTATATTGTTGTACTGGATCATCAGCTGGAATATCATTATAATAAAAATCCGGATTTACTTGAGGTTTACTTTTTAAATATTCTTTTAAAATTCCTTCTTCTTTTTCTTGTTGAGTAGGTTCAGGATTAAAAAATCTATTAAATTCTTTTTTAGAATCTTCATCCCATTCACCTTCTTTAGGATAAAAATTCTTTTGTTGATAATCTACTGGAAGTTTAAATGAACTTCTATCAGGATTAGGTAAAGTTTTTAAATATTCATCATATAATATTTTAAAATCTTTATATTCAGGAGAATTATAATCAGGTAGTACTCTACCCTTTTCATCCTTTATTTTTGGTCCTTTATAATTATCTTCATAAAATTTATTTTTATTATTGTTATAATCTATTTTATATTGTTGAATATTTCTTTTATAATTTAATCTATCTAAATCCTTTTGCATTTCAGGATTATTATATAAGTCATCTCTACTAGGAAGACTTTGTGACATAGGAACACACTTTCCTTCATCTTCATCCCAATAATAATTAGGTGGACATGGATCAGCTGATCCACCATAAGCCATCATTCTATTAGATTCTTCATCTTCATTTTCTTCTCCTTCACCCTGAATCTCTTGAATAGCTGTTTGTATAATTTCCTTTGCAGAATTTTCATCAACACCCATTTTAATTAGTTGTTGAAATAATTCTTGTGGATTTGCACCTTGTTCTAAAGCATCTTCTATTTTATCAACTAATTCTTCAAATTGATTTTCTTCACCACCTTCTTGTCTTTTTCTTTTTTTAGATTTTCCCCAAGATTTTTTATAGTTAGGATGAGCTTTTAATCCTCTACATTTACCTGTAGAGCAAGATTCTAATCCTAGTAAACTTCCTGCTGTACCTGCTGTAGTCACCCAACTTTGAGGAATCATACCAATAGCTGAACTTAAACCTCTAGCAATAGGTGCAGCAAATAATTCAAGTGGAATAGACTCAGTTGATCCACTTCCTGTAGTATAATTTGGATTTGGTATAAATCCTGTTTCAGAAGGTATATACCTTGGAGCAGAAGGTCCAACAATATTTGGATTATACATTCCTGTATTTTCTTCTACTTCAAATTCAGGTAACATATAATTACCATATATTTCTTCACCACCTTCTTGTTTTTTATTTCTAGTAATTTTTTTTGCTTGATCAAGCATTTGTTTAGTGGGTTTCCTTCCAGAACCTTTATTAGCTCTGATATTATCCCATAGTCCTCTTTGGGAGTATGATCCATCTTTTCTTTTAATAAGATTAGAACCCCCTGTTTTATAGGTGTTTTCATCAATTGTTACCTCAACAATTTTATCACCTCTTTTAACTAATGCTTTTCTCATTACTATATAGTATAATTGTACAATTTACAAAAATTTTCTCAGTCTATAAAACCTATTATCTCATCAGTATTAGGATTATACGTTCCTCCATTTTTATATATAGATCCTCCATACTTATTTGGATTATGGTATTTTTCTAGACTACCACCAAATTTTTTATTCATACTATTATAGTATTTTGTAAATTCAGGATCACTTCTTAATAATTCAATTTCTTTATTGATTTTATTTTTATAATCTGGATCTCCTGGATTATATTTTTCAATTCCTTTATTAACAATAAATTCTGAAACTAAATCAAATGGATTAGTGTATTGAAGTTTAGGAGATTTAGATATTTTATTTTTGTATTCATCAAATAAATTATTTTCAATAATATAATTATTAAGTTCATTTAATTCATTTTCTTTTTCAGGAGTATGAAAGAAAAGTCCACTACTACTTTTTGATTTTATTATATTGGGACTATTCTTATCGGCTAAGAATCTTTCATATGAATACGGTCTATATGGTTCATCTATATTCCAACCTGAAACAAGATTTATTGGAGAAACATTTCTACCTTCATTATTCTTACCTTGTCCGAATGTTGATTCTCTTCCAGCAATTGCATATAATAAATAAGGATCTAATTTAAATCTTTTAGCAGAATCAGTTAACATGTTAAGATATTCAATAGGAATATTAGCACCACGATATCTATCTGTTGTTAGATTAATTGTTTTACCAGATAATTCAGGCCAAGTATTTAATTTATTAAATCTACTTCCAAAATCCTCATATGCATTATAATACAATGATTCTAATTCTTCCAAAGCTTGTTTTTTATCTGGAAATAATTCTTGTATACGTTTTTTATTTTCTTCAGTTAATTTTAATTTTTTTGATAGATCTATTTGAGGTAAATTCATATTAACAGATGTTGCATCTGGTCTCATCGTTTGTATACCTATTTGTGCTTTCACTAATCCTCCATTAGCATATATATTTCCACCTTTAGATTGTTTTTTAGATTGGTTATTTTGTTGTAATGCTCCTGCTCCTAATGCTCCTGCTCCTCCTAATCCTATATATGGTGCTAGTCCAAAAGCTTTAATTTCTCCTTTACCTTTTTTAAACTTTTCAGGTATATCAAATTCATACCATGTATTACCTTTACTATCTGTTACTATTGTAGGTTCTTTACCAAATAATTTTTTAATAGTTTTAGGTTGCTCTGAATATTTTTTAAGAATAGTTGTATGAGCTGGATCATACACTTTTCCTAACTTACCAGCTTTATAATCATTGTATATTTTTTTAAATGTGTTTAATTCTTCATTATTTAATTTATAATTACCTATTTGTTCCTTCTTTAGTGTTAAAAATTCTTCAAATGTAGATGATTCATCAAGTTGTTTTTTTGTTACAGGACCTAGTGTTGATTCTTGAATAGGATTGTACCCTTGAACTTTAGCAGCAGTTTCACTTGTAGGCACTCTAACCTTATTTACATCACCTCTTTTTCCTGCATAATCTACAAGTTCTTGTAAGTATCTTTCTTGATGGTTTTTATCAAGTAGTTGTTTTTGAGTAAAGTTTTCAATATCCGCTTTTTTAAATATGTTAGTGTTTTCTTGTGCTTTTACTATATCTTCAAATTGTCTTATTTGATAATCTAGAACTGGTAATCCTGCTTCATCAACACCTTCAGTTTTCATTTTATTAAGAATAGCCTTGTTACGCTCTTGTAATTCTTCCATTCTTGCTAAAGATTTTTGTTGTTTTTCTAAAGCAGTTAAATTTTTAGAATCTTTTGGCATTATTCTATATGTACCTTGAAAAGCATCAGATTGTATTTGTGTTACTGTTAATACATCAGGAGTTTCAGCATCCCTTAAAAAGTGAACATGACCAAGAGTTTCTTCTGGATTACCATGAGCATGAGATCCTCTGCCAAATTTAGATTTGTTTCCTAATATAAGAGTTTGATTTTCTAATGGTAATTGTAATTTTAAAAATTCTTCAGCCTCTTCTCTTGTTTTAAATTTTGTAGGATTTCCAAAAATATTAAAAGTACCATCAATATTTGCTTCTACATCTGTAGCACCAGGATATCCAATTCTATCTATACCATAATTACTGCTTTGTGTACTAAATTGTCTTTCTAAAGGAATAAGTTGTTCTTGAGTTATTTTTCTGAACTCATTAAAGTCCATCTTTTTAGGAATCTTATCTCCTAGTCCTTTTCGTATAAGAGCAACTTTATCAGCACCTCCTGATTCTTTACCTATAATAGCTAATGCTTGTTCTGTATTTATTAAACCTGTTTTAGGTTCTACTATTTTAGAAATAGCTTCTCCTTCCATTGTAGATTTTAAATGTAATCCTGGAAGTTCTTCCATTTGCCAAGCTCGTTTAGATGCTTGTGTTAAACCTTTACCAACATTATCTACAGAAGAAGTTATATTTGGATTTAATCTTTTGAATTTATTAAATGGATTTAATACTTTACTTAATCCTTGACCAATACCCATACCTGAAAAATTAAGAGGATCCATTCCAACATCTCCTACTGTATTTAAATATGGAACAGTTGATTCCATACCACTTGCTAATGGTTGCTCATCTGCTGACATCCAAGGTCTAGAAGTTTCTCCTTTAAAAGCTTCTCCAATATTATCTCCTGTTAGAGTAGCTCTTAATGCATTTAATGGTACACCAAGTGGTGCAAATGCATTCCATCTACTAATGTTATTAGCTTCTTCTTGTGTTAAATCAGGATCGGTGTTTAAAAATCCTTGCCCTAAATGATTTATATTATGCCAAGCTGCTCTAAATCTAGAACCTGCATCGGGTTCTAAATAACCTGCTAAATTAGATTGCCCTATATATTTTTTTTCTTCATCAGTTAATGCTTTTAAAAACTCTTGTCTATTAGCATAACTATTTCTTGTCTTACCTTCTTTATTTCTTTGATTTATTATATATTTAGAAACTTTATCATTAGCTGCCATTACAGCTCTTTTTTCTATATTAGTGGGATCATATTCTTGACCAGGATACCATTTTTCTTGAAATGCTTTATCGGCATTTAGTCTCTTTTGAAATTCTTCATCATATATTTTTTGTAATGGTGTTCTTTCTTCTATTACTTCAAATGTATTTAATGTAGGGGCCACTAATCCATTAGGAGTTACTAACACACGTTTTTTATCATCATCATCTTTAGGACCACCTACCTGATACATATATGAATTATATAAACCTCCATTTTTAAATGGAAAGTATTTTCTAGGAATTCCTAATATTGGTTTTTCATATCCTTGATTTTTAAACTGCTGATATAATAAGTGAAATACATGATCTGTTGCACCTTCTTTTCCTAATTCTCCAGCAGGATATTCTACTTTTCCAGAAGAAGATAAAAATTTTCTTGGATTTCCTAATCTAATTTTGCTAACTACTTCTTCTGGAAGAATTCCTTCATTTAAATTTATAAGATTTTTATTTAAAGAAGCATGTTCTACATCAGAAGGTATATGTGCACCAAGAGTTAATCTTCTTGCTTGTGCTTGAGATAATTCACCAGATTTAGAAGCATTATCATAAGTACCATATTTTCCTGGACCAATACTCATTTTTTTTGCTTCATCTGGCATATTTTCACCTGATATTTTTTTCCACTTCTTTTCACTTACTTTTTTTCTCATTATTCTATAACCAGCATCTTTATCTTTTAAATTTTTTACATAAAAAGGCATTTCCTCTAATTCACCAAACCATCTTCCACTTAAAGCATCAGTAGGATCTTTAGACCATGATGTAGGTTCTATTCTATAAATATTTTTATAAGTTGGAAATAAATTACGAAATCCACTAATTGGATTTACCATTTCAATAGCACCTAATCCTATTTTACCTAATCTACTTGTAGCTTTAAAAGGTAGACTAGCAGGTAATAAAGCTAAATCAAAAGTATCATCAGGATCTATTCTTCCACTAGCAGGCATTATTTCACCAGTAATAGGATTAAATTGTAGTGTACTAGGTCTATAAGCACTTTTACCATCTTCTAGTGCTCTTTGTTCTATAAATTGTAAATTTTTAGGTGATTCAGGAAACCAAGCATTTTGATATTTTTCTTGTAATGCTTTAGATCTTTGATATTCATCAAAATCAACTCCTGGGAATTGTCTTGCAAATCCTTTTAATTTATCCCAAATTGTTCTTTTAGCAGTTATTTCAATAGGTGCTAGATCAATATTAGTTATGGGTTTAGCTTTGGTTTCTTCACCATCTTGAGCTTTAGGCAACTCATCAACAAATCCAATAAACTCATCTGTATTGGGATTAAATATACCACCATCTTGATAATCAGATATTGTAACAGGATTAGACATACTAGCAGGAATTGCTTGTACACCAAGATTTTCAATATATCTTTTTACTGCTTGATTATATTCTGAATCACCCGTTAATTTATTTTCTGGTGTAGGTGTAGGGTCAGCTCCAAAAAATCTTGCTATTCTTCCTGGTTTTTCTTCCTCTGTATAATTATCTCCTAATAATAAACCTTGTTGATTCATTAAATATGGAATATATTCTAAATAGTTATCTTTATTTAAATTTTCACTATAGTGATCATCTCCAGGTTTTAAACCAGCTCTATTTCTAAGTAATGGTAAATTTTCAGCAAGAAATATTGCAGCAGCTTCAGAACCTAAAATAGGATCAAATAAATCATTTCTAGAAAATCTTTTTGTTTTAAGCATTTTAGGATTAATCTGAAAAGGTCCCACTGATTGAATTCCTTTTGGACCTGCTAAAAATTTTTGTAGCCATAAAGGCTCTCTACCATATCCTGTTCCAAATTTGGATTCTGCACCATATATACCAATTACATTTTTTACAATAGCATCATACTCATCATTACTGACTTTTTGTTGCTTCATAAAATTACTTTTAAAATCTGGATCAGAAAACTGAGTTAATATTTCATCTAATTTAGATTCATCTAAATTAATAGTTTCTGAAGGGAATCCTGGATTACCTAGATTTAATTTATTATTGTTATTTCTTATAAAAGCTGTTGGTTTAAATGCATCAGTATCTACATCAAAATTTTTAAATGCATTAGGATAGTATTTTTCTAAATTAGATTTTAATTCATCTCTTCTTTTTAAAAGATCATTAGGTACTGGATTTTTATCAAATCTTTCTCTTCTTATAGTTTGAACGTATCTTGGATTACCCCATGTATCTGTAATTTTATTATCTGGGGTTAATATATATATTTCATTTCTCAATGGTCCATTTCCTGAAGATCCAGCAACTTTAACTGTTCTGTTACCTTTTGCATCCGGTTCAGAAATATCTTGGATTAAATAAGCATGAAACGGATAACTTTTTTCATCTGATTTAAATTGTAAAATATCCCCAGGAACAATTCCTTTAACACTATAATCAAATGTTCTTCCTGGAACTTTTCCAGCAATTACATCATCTTGCAAAAGAGTGTTGCTATAATATTTAGTTGGTTCTCCAATTTCATTTAAAATTCTACAAGTACCACTTATACAATCAGCTCTAAATTCAGGACTATTTTTTATATGATCTGGAATATATCCTTCTTCTCTTACATCTATTCCTTGTTCTATAAGTTTATTAGCTGTATCATTTAATCTAAGTCTATAATTTCTTTCTTCTTCTCGTCCTTTATTATTTCTTAAATAATCATTTACTTGAGATTGAACAATATTATATTCTTTATATAAATCTTCATATGAAGGAACTTTATTTTCCTTGCCAACTTGTGCTATAGGTAACTCATACACTTGATTTCCTGGAAATTTATAATCCATACCAGGATACATCATTTGACTATATCCTAAATCATCAAATCCAAATACAGGATATGGAACATTCTTCATTGTAATATTATTAGAAGGAATCATTGTAGGTAATCCTGGAAAATCCCATTGACCTCTTTCTGAAATAATAAATCCAGATTGTGTTGTTTTTATTTCATTAGGTCCGTTTGGTAATCCTTCTCTTGTATTTTTTTTAAATGATTTTTTCATCGGTAAGACTGTGCTTGTTTAAGATTAAACAATTTATAAAACATCTTAATATTGTTAGAGATATTTTTTCTTAGAATAACTCTAGTAGAATAATGTCTAAATTTCTTTCTTTCTAATGGAGATTTAGCATAATTCACTGATCCTGGTCTAATTGCTTTAGCATATCCATTAGTTGCAGTTTCCCATAAAATATTTGTATTACTAGTAAATTCTCCTCTATCACTAGTAATATCCCAAAACTGATTTACTCTATATTTATTTTCTTCTTTACTATATAAAACATCAATACTATTGGGATTTATTATAGGATATGATATCATTGTAATAGGATCATTTTTAGGATGTGGTACTAAATTAAGTACACCTGAAATTTGCTCACTATTATAAATAATCATATTATCAAAGTTATGATCAAGTAAGTGATGATTATCTATACAGTTATTTGTATATCTATATGATTCTAACATATACTCAACATTTCTTGCTGTAGTCACGGATTGCCCAGTAGATAATGCTGTTTCAATTTCAAAAGGATAATTTACTCCATAAAAATTACAGAAACTTGTACATGTATTATTGTGTTTATAGAATACTTTATTTTTAATTGTAGTAAATGTATTTCTTTCTGGAATCATTAACTCAGGATGCCAATCATGAAATGATATCCAGATTTGCATTTTAGGATCATAAGATATTGTCCAAGAAGCATCTTCAAAAAATCTCGGATCACCTAGTTTAACTCGTAATCTTCCTACAATTGTTTCAAATTCATCATTACCTATATATCTTAAAACACCCGATGTTAAAAGTTTAAAATCACGTTTTGTAAAATATATGATTTGATTCTTATTATCATAAATTGCTTGACACCCAACACCTATTACTGGATTTTGGGTTTCTTCAAAATTTGGAAAATCTTCTAATAAAAAATATTTAAGATATTTATTAAACCACCATCTCATTCCTTTATTAGAAATTTCATCAAGTTTTCCAGCATAGTTAAATATTTTACCTTGATCTTGACTGATCCAAAATATTCCAAATGGTGTATTAATAATTGAATATCTATCTTGACATGAACCATATTCATATGGTGCATCTGTATTTACAATATTTTGTAATGGTTGACTAAATAATCCACCATCTCCAACTGTAAGTTTAGTTCCAAGATCTGTTTTTAATTCATCTACTCCTTGAAATACTACAGGACTAATATCTTTAAAATGAACAAGAGCACCACTTTTAGATATTGGACTAACAGATGTTATTTTAGAATTAAATTCATAATAATTATTAACAAGATAAAATTTCCAAAAATCTATTCTATTTTCTTTTTTAATTGGTAGAGAATATATAATTCTTTTTGGAGAATATACATAACATGATTCTGCAACAATAGGATTATACCATCTTGGTTGAATTATAGAAAAAGTGGTGTAGATATTATAAAATCTATCTACACTTAATGATTGATCATATTTATAATAGTTTAATTCTTTAATTATATCAGAATTAAACATTTGATTTATATCAGTGAATTCTTTATGATCATAATGTCTTGTTTCTATTAAATCATCATGATCTCTTTGAGCTAAATTAATTTCAGATTCTACATAAAAATCTTTTACTCCTGAATAAAATAAATAAAACCAACCATCTATTCTAAATAGTACTTCGTCACCATTACAAAATAAACCACTAATAGCCTCTAAATTAAATCCAGTTACATTTCTTTTTCTAGATAGTGATGATTGATCGCTTGGAAATCTATCTTGATATGTTAGAGTATTAAGTGCATTATCATCTCCTTCCTCTTCACATCCGAGTCCTGGAATTAAATCTTGAATTACTTTTGATGTAATATATTTTTCTGTATTTATCCAATATCTTGGATATGGAATCATAGAATATTTTCTATAATCATATTCAAATCTATCTGGTTGTCCACTTAACCAATCATAAAAGAAAAAGAAAGTATTTTTTTCAGTGTATCTACCAATATAATTATCTCCTCCAAATATTGTATAATTTGTAGAATTTACAGCATTTCTATTATTTTGATTAATAGTGTGAATACAAGTAGATATTGGTAATTGTCTTATTTGATCTAATTGACCATATATATTTCTTAATTTAAATTTTAAAGATGCATATAAACATGATGATGTTGTACTAACAGTTTTATTAGTTGGATCTTCATAACTTATATCATTTATTCCTAGAACCTTATCCACTGAATATCTAGATGTATCAGTTAGTAAAGGTTTTTCAATAAAATTATTTTCTGTTTCAATACAAAGAAATCTATTTCTATAAATATTGTTTATAATATATTTTTCTGATACTTGTTGTCTATTTGATCCTATATAACTTGCATTTTTTATTTTTCTAGTTTTCTTTATTCCAGGTGTATACTTGGAATAGTAACAATGAGCTATATGTTGTAATGCATACTGTCTATCAGCCATAATACTAATAATTGCATCCAGATAACTCTGAGAAAACATAATTGTATAATATATTCTTTGAATAGGTTTAGAAATTGCACCTGCAATTGGAGCAGATAATAAATCATTATCTGTAGTTACACTTTGTGTTGAACCTGCTTGAGTTAAATATTGTGTATTACCACCACCAATTCCAAGTATAGTTAATCCTAATGCATTTCTTGATGTAAGCCATCCAAAGAATAATGATAATATAAATGCTATATCTGCAGGTAAAGCATGTTTAGGATGTTTATTTACTTCAACAAATCTACCATTTGCCACTCCATTTAATTCTCCTGTAATTTTAATTTCATCAATATCTAAGAATGAATTATAAAATGTTGTTTCTGGAGAATGAAAACCTATAAATTTATTTGAAAATAATGTTGATGAATCTTGTCCAAGTAAAGGATAATCATTAGTACGACAAGAATTATTTACACCACCATCAACTTTAATTGTAGATAAAAGTTCATCTTTTCTTAAATCATTAAATGGATAATTTAAAAATAATCCTTTCTGTTTATATTGACTTTGAATATTAGAATCAATATATTCTGGTAAATTATATTCTCGTAAATTAGTGACAACACCTTTTGCAAGTATAGTTTTATTACCTAATCTATTTCCTCTTAATATTTCATATCCAATGATACCAGGTATAAGATTTCCATTATTATCAACTGGTGGTTTAATATTATTAAAATTTACACCTAATAATATAATTTTTGTATTTGAGTAATTAGTGAATCCTAAAATAGTATTAGGTAATACTTCATATGAAGCATTACAATTTGCATTATTAAAATTAGGTAGTGGTAGTTGTGCAATAGTATCATTTTCAGATGCAAAATGTGGAATAATATCTGTATCAGGAAATTTATGATGTCTAATTCTTTGACCACACAAATCATATTCTGGACTTGGTGTATTTACACCTGTCCAATTATGTGCACTTGAATTCCAAATATCAGGTTTATAATTAGGATATTCTTCTGTAGATTCCCAATATCCCATTTTTCCTTTTGCTACTATAACACCTCCATCATCTGTATTAATTCCTAGACCTGTAATATAATTAATAGGATTTGGAAGAGATGGTGAAGTTCTTGTTGCAGTATTTTCATATCTCCATCTTTGATTATCTATTTCTTCAGGAGTATCATTTAAAAATGCTAATTGTAATGGTCCAATAATTTGAGAATCAAATGTATTTTTTGCTCTACCAGGAATATGAAATGATGGTGATTTTTGACCATCAGCATATACCCATCTTATAAAAAATGAATAAATTTCATCTCTTAGATATGTAGCTTTATTTCCTCCTTTATAATAATAATCTTCTGGGTATGCAGCAGCAAACCATTCGGTTTCAATTAAATTAGCTAAAGGTTGATAATTAAAATCAAATTTAGATGTCGGTGCAACTCTTAATGCGTAATTATTATTTTTATAAATAGCCTCTGATTTTTCATAAATAGTGGATACTAATGGTAATAATCCTGTAGGAATATTAGATAATTCATTACTTATAATATCTATAAATATACTACCAACTTGAGTACTATATATACCCATTTTTTTAGCTTGGGTCTGACCATTATAAAAACTTACAACCACTAATTCAAATTCATCAAATCTTTCGTCTATAGATTCAATAATAACTTCTAAAGAAGAATTAGCATTTTCATGTTTATATAGTGATTGTGGATTACTTTTTCCTATATAATCCGTTACTCTTTGACCATCAATTGTATACGCAATAAATACTTGATATGTTCCATTTAATAATGAACCAGAATATGTAGCTCTTTTTAATTTAACACATGGTGGATTCATTAAAGGATTTAAACGAATCTTATCACAATCTAATTGATTAAAATTATATTGAACAATTTCACAATCTTCATCAGGATCTTCTCCAGTTTGAACATTAGTTATGGTTTCTTGATAATAATCATCTACTATACCAGAATAATCTTGTTTAATTGCAAAAGATCTATCTGGATTTAAACCATCAGCAAAATATATTTGTCGAGTACAATCAACCTTTTCTCTTGATATCCCTGTTATTAAATTTGTTCTTTTAAAATTTAAACAAGTATTTGATAGTTCTTTATATAATCTTGTATAAGAACAACCATCTTCTCTATATATACCAATTTCAGATGCTATATCATTAGTTAAAAATATAACCCATGTACCATCTGAAATATATATTAAACCGATAACGTCATAGTTTACTGTTAAACATTCAACATTAGAAGGTTCATTTCCAATAACACCTATGTTCCCATTTTGGGAATTATTAACTGCATTTCTGGCTCTAATCCAAACACCTTCTGGGACAATGAGATCATCAAAGTCCATCATCATTCCTTTATTAAATACAGCCGATTCTATATTTAGATTTTGTCCAGTATTTTTATCTTTAGAAGCCATGTTTAATAGTGATATTTTTCTTATCTAAGAATTTATAAAACATTTCTGTAAGGTATCCGCATAACCATGCTCTACTTTCTTCTTCTTCAATATTTCTATAATCACATATAGAACATACTAAATGATATAACTCGTGAGCAATAAGGTTATGTGATACAGAATTAGTGGAAAAAACTACATAATAGATATCATTCTCAAAGTTTAATGTAATACCATCTGAAGCAACATAGTCTTCATGATCTTCACCATTCTTTGCATATAATGCTCTTTCTTCATTATATACATCATCAGTTACAATAAGTTGAACTTTACAGGAATATATATCTATATTGAATAGTTTTGAAACTCTCATGGTTTATATGATTTAAACATATCGTAATATCTATTATACATCGCTCCTCTATTCATTTCCCAAATCTTTTTTAATTCAGCAAAGTTTGGAGTATTCACTAATGATAATGCATTATTTCTTGCAGCTCTTAATCTCTGCTCCACTAATTGTAATTGAGGTACAGAAGTTTGATCTCCCATCATTATTCTATTCTCAATAATTCTTTGTTTTAAAGCATATTCATAGTATTCATTTAGAATAGGATGATCTGCCACTAGAAGATTACCTTCTTCATCTTCCATTGTACTTTGATAGTTAATATATACATTACCTGTATCAAAGTTTACATATAAAAAACCATCTTTAATATATCCACTATTTGTTTGAACGGATACTTTAGTATTAGGGCAATCACAACTCACTTCTTTAGATGAAGTAAGATGTAATGGAAACACTGTATTATAAGTTCTAGTTTCAGTTTTAAATCTCTGAATTAGTTGTACATAACCTCCACAATCATTTACACAAGTATAAGGTGCAGAACAATCTGGATCAGTGCCACAATTACCTTGGTCTACTAACACTTCTTCCACTTGTGTTCCTTGGATAACTGGAGATGTCACTGTATATGATCCACATAATACAGCAAAATTCAAAGTGTAAAAGTTAGTGGGTAACTTAGTTTTACCATTTTCAATCTCAAGCACTCTTTCTCTTGTTTCTTGAATTCTTAAACCTAAGTCATAATTTACCCTAATGGCAACTTTGATAAGTTGTTGAGGTTCAATTGTTTTATCCATTGCTGGATTCATTAAATCAACATTAATGTCTTCCAACAAATCATCAATTGTTCTATACTTAATTGTATAATTATATAAGCTGCTCATTATCTATTTACATTTTGTTTGTCATCTGCTTGATCTGTTGGTATTTGTAATCTTATTGAGAGTTCTTTTATAACAGAATTTTCTATTTCTGCTAATAAATACTCAGGAATAAATGTTGTATTCTCTTGTTTTATTAGACAATTTTCTTTTTCATCACAAGAGATTAATCCTAAATCATTTTGGAACAATCCTTCTACTTTCACAAAATCAAAATCTACATTAGGAAAATATAGATAACCATCTACATACCAATAATACTTTGTAGAGTTATATTTAAATGTTGTAGTCTTACTTATAGATGTAAAAGTTGTAGCTGTTGTAAATGTAAACTCCACTGAATTATCTAAACTAGCCACTGATCTAAATAAAGGCCCCACTGTTGATTCAATAATGTCTGGAATTTTTTCTTTACTCCTCATTATTCTACAATTACTTTTAATTCCAGCACAACATCTATCACTTACTTTATCCACTTCAATTAATTCTAAACAAGGAATAGTTTGAACCATTGAGCTAAAAGCTAATAGTTTATCTATTTGCTTATCTCTTTTTATATATAGATGGGCATATTTTAAAACAACACTGTAGAATAAACGATCTGTTATAAAAGCATCTTCAGTGTTAGCTTTAAATACACCTCTTAGTCTAGATACAATATCACCTATTGTTGTCATTTTAATCTAGTTTAAATTCATTATAATCATCAGGAATAATACTACTCTTAGCAATTAACTCTTTATATTTTTCTTTTTTCATTATTGCAGTAATATGTTTTGTTTTATCTATTTGTATGTATCTATTCCAGTTATCTTTAAATTTCTTTGATGTAGTTCTAGAAAAATTTCTATGAGCTGTAAAAGCCCATAGATCTCTATTTTTAAATAGATATTTTTTAGCATAATTGCTGTAAAATATTTTAGCTAGTTTTTCATCACTTTCATAATTTCTATGTCTTATATCTGCATTATAGGAGTTTGATTTGTTAAAGTCTTTATTATACTTAGTAGGTCTTTGACATGAACCAATAAATATCCATCCGAGATTATTCGGTAGTTCTACACCATCTCTTATATCTATTACTAGGTTCCACATCTTTTCATTTAAATCTCCTATAATTTTTCTTATTTCTTTTGTTTTATATTTTTTTGCTCTAGGATATTTTTCATATAATCTTTTAAAAAAATCATCATTGATTATGTTATATCTTTTATGTCTATATCTAGGAGCATTAAGATCCGGTTTGCTATAATATCTCATATATAATGTACTAAAAAACAGGGATATTTTAAAATGAAACTGTGTATTCTGCAATCTTTCCTTCTGTAGCACTATAAATATCCATCACTGCTGTTTTCTTAGCACCTGTATATTTATTGTGATAATGCCAATAATCTACATTAGATAATGATGGAATTACTTTTACACTAACACCATGTATTTCGTTTTCTGTAATATATGTTGTTGTCTTCTTAATATGATAGTGTCCTGTATATATCACTCTATTTTTAGTGAGACCCCATATTTCTGGAAACTCTGTAGCATATATCAATGGATTTATTTTTACATCACCATGCTCTACACCAAACATATTAATACCATATGTTGCCACTTTTCTTTCTGAATATTGACAATCCCAATCTATCTTTTCATCTCTAATAGAATTCTCTAATGCATGAGCTAAATGAAATGAACTAAGTCTATCATGATTACCTGGTATATATACCACATGGAGAATATCACAGAATTGTTTTAAAGTATGTATAGTAAAATACATTGTATTAAATGCTTCTTCATACATCTTAACTGCTGTATAAGATGAATCAACAACAGTTCCTGAAGTTGTAGTTCCATTAAATGTATCTGTATTTAATAGATCTCCTCCTAATACATATATTATCTTATCTACTTTATAATTAGTGTAGAGAGTTGAACATAAATTATTAAGTACAGATTTTATTCTATGTTTAACATCTTCATTACCAGTTTTTCCAAAATGTAAATCTTGTAATGATATTACTGCACACACTTCTTCCTTAGAATCATTTATATGAATATCTGATTTTTTTAATGGAGTATATTCTGGATTAAAACTAGAAAGACACTCAGTTAAGATTTCTTCTTTACTAAGTGTCTTCTGTGTAACTAGAGCAGATATTACCCAATGATCAGATTGTTGTTTATTCCAATAAGAAGATAGTTTCCACTTTGATGTATCTATCTTTAATAATTTTATTATTTCTTCTGGAGTTTTAGGTTCATCATATGATATACCTTTTAATTCTGTTTGATTTTTATCTAGATCAACTTTAGATTCAATAACTCCTTCAGATGTTTTTCTTTTAAGTTTAAAGTCACTCATAATTTTTTTTAATTCAGATTCAGTGACATTTAATTTTTTAGCGATGTAAGCATTTGATTTCTTCCATCTCATCATTTTTAAAAGATTTTGTTCTAAATTTTTCATTTTTAAATATTTGGTTAAACAAATATAGGATTTTTATTAAAAAAGAAAACCCCGGAAAACCGGGGATTCTTTGTTACGAAAAACCAACAAAACGTAACATATATATATATATTTATTATCCACAAGATCCTGCTTCTACAATATTAATACCTCCTAAAATATAAAATGCTCCCATTGAGTATAATACATTTTCACCAAGAATTGGTGGTAATGCTGAAATATCAGTAGCATATGGTTTAATTGTGCCTTCAATAGCAAATACGGTTATACTATTTCCAACATTTATATTAGGGGTATAAGTAACTTCTCCAGTTACCGCACTTATATATCCTAGATTAACACTAGTTATATAGGGCATTGATGCTACTCCAACATTTTGTATATAATATACTTTACATTCTGAAGCCTGACAACATGTATAATCTTCTGTAATATTTACTGTACCAATAGATGCTTCTAATGTATTATCAAATACTGAATTATAATCTGTTATAGTTTCATTATTTGTACATGTATTAATTACACCATTATCAGTGGTTGCAAAAGGTATATATGTAGGAGTTCCACTATAACACATACTATTAAGAGGATCAAGAGATCCGCATGCAGTAACAATAGTTGGTGTCATTGTTACTGGAGTAAGTTTATCATCTTCAAATCCAGTAATATCAAAAGAAGTTGTAGAATCAAATCCAGCAGAAAAATCAACACCTGTTAATAGAATATAATCTATTCCAGACATTGGGTTAGAAGGATTTATAAAGGTTACTTGAATTCCAGGTAAGAGTGAAGAATTTCCAGAACCTGTAAATGAACCTAAATCAATAGTAGGGGTAATAGATAAATCAGTACCAAATAGAACAGTTCTATCAGGAATAATTGCAATAATACCACCTGCAGTACATTCAGCTTGAATTCCTCTACATTGCATATAATCTGTTAAATCAAGTGGAGCATCTGTAGTAAATGAAAATCTTTGTTCTACAGCATTTGCTGCACATGTTGGGACAACATATCCTTCATATTCCCATGAACATGGTTCAGATCTATCTGATATAGTATCTTCTGTACTATTCCAAACATTTATTGTTGCAGAACCACTTTCACCATTTGTAATAGTTTGTGTATTATATGTTGTAGTACCCACTTTTCTATAATATATATCTACACTATATGGTGTAGTTGCAGGTGGTGTTGCAAATGTCCAACTTACGTCAATATCTATAATCATAATTTAAAATTTATGGATTGGTTGTTATTGTTATTGATATTCCTGAATAATGAACTCCAGATTCTGTAACTACAAATGCTTTAAATCTATATGATGTATTTGCTTTAAGACCATTTGCAGTCAAATTGCCAATAGAAAATCCTGTTGCTGTAGATAATATATAATCCTCATTAACTGTAGGAGTAATTATTGTTCCTTCTGCCCAACATAAACCTTTATAAAATGCAGTTCCATTAGCTAATGTTGTAATATTTCCACAATTCATAGTTATTGTAGTATCTGTTTTTGATACAAGTGAAGGAGTAGTTGAAATAGTTGCGGTTCCAACAGGACTTAATTGTGCAACTAGTCCATTAAGAGGAAAATAAAATCCTCCTACATCATCTGGATTAGTTGAATCGGAAGTAAAACCGTATGCACCTGAAGATAATTCAAAACCAGGAAGAGGTACGTCAGAAATAGAACCACTATTACTACTATTTAAAGTTACACTTCCTTTATTATATTCATATGCTCGTTGTCCAGCTATGATACTTGAACAAATAAATCTTAGTGAATTACTTCCACTTTCAGTTGGAAGTGTAGTTAAACTTTCAACATCTCTTTCAGTGATTACCTGTAAAACTCCAGTATTTGATAATACTACATTAAAATATGTATTTAATATCGCATTTTCACTTGTTGATTTAGTAGTAAGAGCAAGATTCCATAACCCAATTCTTCTTCTTCCAATTATTTTTGTAGTATATGCATTATCAAGTGTTGCACCATTTAATACACTACTAGGTATTGCTGTATTTCCGTTATTGAGTTTAATTAATCCATCTGATGTAACTGTACAACCAGCAGGAGTAGTTCCTTCATATGTTCTTCCTGATTTATTATATAAATAACCTTCAGAATTTACTGTATTAATATTTCCATTATTATCTGGAGTTGCTATTGTATTACCTGTAGAATCTGTAGCTAATGGAATCCAAACATTTCCATTAAAATATAATGTTCTTCCAATTCTTCTAACTTGTGGTTTTGGCATACCAGATTTCCAACCATAGGTTGTTCCTAAAAAATCAAATCCTAACAAATCTACCCAACCAGTATCAACTTGAGGTAAATAGCCAGCTAAACCAGCTCTACCTCTAACACCCTGTTCTCCCTGTTCTCCTTGTTCACCTTGTGGACCCTGCGATCCAGTTAAGCCAATTGGTCCCTGTGGACCAGTTGGTCCAATAGGTCCTTGAGGTCCGGCAGGTCCTATAGGGCCTTGAGGACCCACCTCACCATCATCTCCTCTTTCTCCAGGTACTCCTCCTAAATTAACTAATCCAACAATTATGTCACAGAGTGAATCTCCTGGTTCAGCACCAATTTGAGGGATAGGTGCACCATCATATCTAACACAATTACAATTAATTATTTGTTCACATTCTTCACCTGAACAATCTGTAGTATCACATGGATCTGGTAATGTTGTTAGTTCATCGTTATTACAACCACATGGTTGATCGTGATTACAAGTATTTGTGCTCATTGTTAATTTTATCCTCCAAATATTATATTAAATGTTGCAGTTGCAGAATTAGCAGGAATACAAGCTAACACTGTAGTTGAAATTTGAGTATATGGACAGTAAGTATAATTAGATCCACCTGAAAGATCATATCCAATTCTTACTTTATATGTAGTACCAGAATTTAATAAACTAAATGTTCCAGTAATTGGTCCTGAAGTTCCACTATGTGAAGTTGCACTAATTAATGTAGTTTGAGTGGAGTTCCAGAGTTGAACTTGATAATTTGTTATTGTAGATATTGAAGTAAATGAATAATCAACTGTACTTGAATCAGATGATAGAGTAAGTACTGGACATTCTGCACTTGGAGTATAAATACTAACTACTGAAGTTGAACAACTAGTTTCTGTAGAGTCTGCATAAAATGTTCCTGAAATACTAAATGGTGCTAAAACATTTAAAGAATTAGAAGGTGTAAATGTATATGCAGCACCATTAATAATATTCTGAATAGGTATTGATAAAGTTTGTCCACCAAAACCAGATTGTGAGACTGTTAATACTGTATTTAATGGGTTTGCGGTTAATCCTGATGGAATATTACCTGTAAATGATAGAGATACTAAATTAGATATAGAATTATATGATATCTCTAGTTGAATTGATAACCCATTACAAATAGATGAACAACAATTTGTAAGTATATTTCCAACAGCAGTTCTAATATCACAAACTGTTAACCATAAGTTTGATAAACTTTCTGCAACAGTAGTTGGATTAGTTATCCACCCGTCTATTTGCTGCATTGTACCAGATCCCACTAATACATTAGATGTATTTAAACCTGGACATTGATTTAACAATGCTTGTGTAACATCATCACCACCTAAATTTTCAACAGTAGTTTCTAATTCACAAAGTGTAGTAGCAATTAATTCTACTGCATCATCTAATTGAGTGGCTGTAGTTCCAGTAATACAATTAATATTAACATTTGGTAAATTACCAATTGAATTTTGTATAATAGTTACTGTAGTTTCTAATGATTCTAAATCACCAGCAATCTGTTCTATAGTATCAGTTTGAATTCCAACTGTATTTTGTAATTCACATATTTTAACACCTAATTTCTGAACAAAGTCTGTTAATGATGTAGTAATTACTAAACTACCAGTGGAATCATTTATATATTGTAAACATGAAGGTAAATTAATTAAACAATCATCAGGACAAACTGATGATCCTCCACCTCCACCAGAACCTCCACTACCAATATTATCAATAGCAGTTTCAGCATTACATAATCTTGTAATAATTACCTGAATTAATTGATCAAAACTTACTGGTTGTACTGATAAATCTAAACAAGATAAATCATATGCACTAATATTTACATAATCTAATATTTCACAAAGTTCAGTGGCAAGTTTTGCAACTACATCGCTTACGGTATCACCTTTACATAAATTAATACATGTAAGATCTGGACCTTGCCAGATTACACAGTTAGATGAAGTTGTAACACATCCATCTTTAGTATGATTTGATTTAGTTGGTAACATGCTATAATATATATTATAATATACAAAAACTTTTAATCTATTAATAATATTCTATGAAGAAACGGAATTTAACATTTCCTATAACTCGATGTTTAAAAAACCCAGATATATATCTTGTAAACCAAATATCTTCAACACCATCTGTTGAAATAAACTGATCTCCAACAAATGAAAGAGGAGTTGTTCCGTAATAAAACATACTTGGAGTTAGAACTAATTCACCCCAAACTGTACCTGGATCACCAATATTTGTGGTAATACCGGGAGAAGGAGCTGGACCAGTATAAGCTATTACATTTGTTAATAAAACTGGATTTATAAGAAACGGAGAACTTCCACCCCCAATACCATCGCTTATCCAAGTTGTTGTTCCTGCTACATAATTATTATATAGAGAATTAGCAGTAAGGGTGAAAGTAGGTGTATCCCCTAAATTAGGAACAATATTACTATAAACTTTTATTTTAGTGATCGCATTCCAAGGTGTAGCTGGTTTAAAAACTGCCTGATAATTAGAATTAGGCATTGCAGCTGGAGTGGTTTGGGTTATTTGTGGACTATTTAATCCATTAAAAGCAAAACCTGTTCCACTAAATAGACTAGTACGCTCCTCAGCATATGTGGTTCCAGATAGCGATGCTGCACATATATAACTTGTAAAAGAATCTGTAGTAGTTGTAAAAGCAATATCACCTGAATCATATTGATTAGTTGCAGGAGGACTCCATACCCATGCCCCAGGCAGAGGGTTTTCTACACAAACAAAATCATAAGCTTTACCATCAGGAGGCACTATCGCTGGTGTGTCAACGGGATAATTATTTATTTGCCCTCCCACGTTAGATGGGAAAAGCGAAATAGGCAATGATGATTTATTGACAACAATAACCCTCTTCCCCGTTACTGGCTGAGGTAACTTAGCCGCATAATCTGTTACGCTAGATGTGTCAATTATATTCACACCATAGTCTAGGATTAATGTTGTAGCAGAGGTTGTGTTGTTAGCAACAAGGCCATCAAAAACTTGTGTCTGACCTGCTGATGCAAAATCTAGCATTGAAGTTAATAGTGGTCTTAATTGATTTGCTCTATAGTTAGCATTAGTTACAATTTCATCTATTAATGCTTGTATTTCTGATTGTGTAGCCATTATAAAAAATCTTGTGGATTAAAATCTAAATCATTAAAATCATTATCATTACAAACTGGTGGTGTAGGAGGAACCACTTCTTCCTGACAATAATCTGGTAATATTTTACTTGCCAGATCGCAATTTTCTTTTTTAGTGTAGTATCTATCTAGTTCATCATCACAACATCTACCAATACCATATCGCCTACTTAAAAAGTATTTATATACTTCAGAAGCAAATTTTGTATAGATATTTATTGTTTTCTTATCCATTATAAATCATCTAGAGTATCAATTATTCTTTTTGTTACAGTAGCAGAAGAAATCATTCTTTTAGGATTTACGGTTTTATCCCTTAAAGATTTATTGTAAAATGCTACACAACTATTACAACAAATTCTACCATCTGATGCTTTTGTCTTTTGGCATCCGCATGATAATTTTTTACCGCAATTTGGACATGTACTCATAGTTATTTGGTTTTAACAGTTTTTACATTCAAATTTATTAAGAAGTTTTAAAGCATAATTATAGAGATCCATTCCTTCAGTGATATAATGACAAACCTCAACTTTTGCTTTGGCTGCATCTAACATCATTTTGATATCTCTAAGTTCTTTAAACTTCTCTTTCATTTCTCTTTCAGGTTCACAACATGCTAATTCTAATTCACACAATATTGCGTGATATTTATCAAGAAACACTGAAGTCCTAAGATAGTTATATTCAACATATACTTTATCATTAGGTGACACACTATATCTAATAACATATACACCATCTGGTAAAGTATCTCCAGCAATCCCTAATTCTAGATCTTCTGCATTAATAATCTTTGTAAATCCTTCAGTGATATCTCTAAAATGAACAGCAAAAGTAAATCCGGGAGGAGTAATCTGTAATAACTCACAATCTATAGTCATTAAATCACTATAGTCACTTACATCTTCAATTTTCATTACACATTGATTTAATATATCAGGAATGTGTAAACCTAGTCTGTGCTGTTCCATATTATAATTTACAAATTTTTATTTAACAAAAAAAGGGAGGAGAGTAAAACTCTCTCTCCCCTTTAATGTTATTCTAAGGTAGCACTTAGTTAAAGAATTTCTACAACTCCTCCATTATATACTGGATTACTTACAGCATCTAATGCATCAAGAATTACTGTTTCAAATGCTGAAGCACTAGCTCCTGTAGGAATTACAATTTTTAACAGATATTGATCATTATCAAATGTTCCAGTTGGATTATTAAAACGAGGAACACTATGCAATAAATAATATACATCATATTTAAGAGTACGATCAACCGCATTAAAAATTGCATCACCTTGAGTAATTTCACGAATACGTGGATTACAGCTAAAGTAATTTTGAGAATAAGATTCAGAAACAATTAATTCACGAATAACTGATTCACCATATCCTTCTCCTTGTTTAGCAAGTGTTACTTGAGTAACACATAAAGATTCATGTTGACAAGGATCATTAATGTCATCTACAAATGATGCATAAATTTGAATAGGTTCTTTTTCAAAATGATCAGTGGGTTTGAAAGAACAATTTCCAAATACTGTATCAACATAAGCACCGGTTAATTCAAGACCTACACAGTAATCTGCAGTACTTCCTGTTTCAGCAGTATATTCTTCCAATAATTTAAGGGTATCAAGGGTTTCCCAAGTTGGAGAACCAGCAGTAATATCTGTAGTATATTTTACTACAGGAGAAATAAATTGAGAAAGATAAGGATGCTCAATAATTTGTTTAGCCCATTGTACAAATACACTTACTGGATCAACATTAGTGGGACTAGCTGGATCTGCACAACATCCTGTATATGCATCAAGTGTAGTGTAAACTTGGTGATTTAAGAAACGAAGTGCAGGAGAACCTTTAATATCAAGTCTCAAACGATAAGTTTTTCCACACAAAAATGTTGGACATTCACATGCACTAACACCTCCATCATCAGTTTTACCAATAATTGTGAGTGCTTGTACAGATGCTTTTTCTTCTACTTTCCAAAATTTATTAATGTATCTTGGATTAATAACTTTGGATTTGTTAGATTCAGTGTAACCACCATGATGAGGACCAATTTTATCATTAGCATAGATAGAACCTGATGCTAGAATAAAAGGTGAACTTGTACCTGTAGTATAAGTTTCAAATGTTTTAGCATCATAAAGACCATATTCTAGAGTTACTAGATCTGCAGTGGTCTCAGATGCTGTGTTGTGATATCCAGCAGTACCAATAAATACTTTCTGGAATGCGTGATTAAAATAAGCCATAATAAATAAAAATTAAGTTGTTAGACAATATTATATTATAATGGATTTTTATTTAAAATCCAAATTTTAATTATTCTTTTCTGTTTCATTTGTAAGTCTTTGATATTGTATCACTGCTTCAATATCTCCTGCTAAAATTGACACTGCTTCATCTATTAAAACTTCAACAATATCATCTTTAAATTCAGGATTCACTTCTATTGCAGATACAACACCGGTGTAAGGATCTATACATCCTTGAATTTGTATATTCACTGGTTTTCTATAATACATTATAGAGCAGTTAGTTATATCAAATTCATCATTTGTATAAATTCTAATTGTATTACCCACTAAAGTAGCAAATGTTTCTCCCCATTCTAAACTAGGTTTTCTAGTTTCATCTTTTAAATGAAGGTCAACATTTGCTTCTTCAGTTAAGTAAATCATAAGTTTTCTGGGTTCAGGGCAACAATTGTTTTCAGCAGATGCCACCACTTTTTTAAACTCCATATAATCAGAGGGCCAATTTGTTGTTTCAAAAAATAATTGTCTATCTGTTACATTTGTTGGAGTTTGTGTTAATAGAATCTGTAAATCATCAACTCTACGTTTAGATTGCTCGTCACCTTCTTTTAATAGATTATAACCATGTAATTGTCTACGACACCATTGTAGTTGGGCTTTATTAAAAGCCTCTACAATTTGCCAGCATTCAATGTTATCATAATCATTAGAAGCTAACTTGTTAAGTCTTTGCTTAACTTTAATCTGTATAGTTGATGTATTCATCTATTACTTCATTTTTTTACCCATTGACCCACCTTTTTTATAAGAAGGTGTTGAACCACCTTTTTTCATAGGAGGTATCATCATTTCTTCTTTTTTCATTTCTTTTTTCATTTCTTTTTTTTTAGGTCCTTTAGTTGGACCCATTTTTCCTTTAGTTGCCATTGTTATAAAAAATTAATTGTTAATAATTATCCCCTTACTTTTTTTAAACGGGGATTTTTCTTTTTAGCTGCAGCAGATGCATTTCTACTTGAACTTGCAAGAATAGCTCCTGCAGATTCCATAGATACACCTTGTTGTTTTGCTATTTTCTTTTGTACGGCTTTAAAGCCAGGATGTTTTTTAGTGGCCATTATTTTTTCTTTTTTACAGATCCACCTTTTTTAGCATAACCCATTTTATTTCTTACTTCTGTAGGAAGTTTAGAAAGTCCTGGATTCTTAGATGCATCAACTGGTTTTAATGAACCACCATCTTTCATTTTAGGTGTTTTACACCCGGAACCTTTTTTCATAATAGAATGTATTTATATATAATATATTAAGAATTCCAGTATTTTTCAACTTTTTTAGTGATGTCTAAAAGAATCTGGTCATTCAATGGATTTCTTAAAAACTCTACAACATCTGTTTGATTACGTCCTAACATAGTACTACTTTCAATATGATAAATAAATCCATCAGATTTTGAAACAATTACTTTATGATAGTTTGCATCCTTAACAAGTGATTTAAGTTTTAAAGTTTCCATATCCATTGCAGCAACTTCTAAGAATCTTTCTGCTGCTCTTTTCTTGTTATCTTCAGAACCTTCACCATTAATATGTCTATCCATATTTTCAAATAGAATATCATTTGGTGTAGACTTTCTATATTGGATTGAATCCATATCTACTATCTTAGCTACTAAGAATAACTTATTAGTGTTTTTATCAAACATCTTTTGAAGTTCTCCAAGTGCTTTATTACGTAGTTTCTTATATTCAGTTTTTGTACTAACTGTAGATTCAATTCTATCTAAGTAGAACTTAGGTGGTTTAGCCATTCTTTTTGCTGCTTCATAACTTTTAGCAATTAGAGAAAACGCACCTGCTTCTATTGCATACAATTTAATTAAATCATAAGGATCTTTTTTAGGATCTAAAAAGGTGGGTTCATTTCCCACTCTAATAGTAATCTTTTCCCAAAAAGAATGATTATCTGGTTTAAGAAGTTTTACTTTATTCCAAAATTCTTTATCATCAGTTTCAATAACATTAGCAGCTAACTCTCTTTCAAGTTCTGCTACTATTGCTCTAATCTGTTTAATTTTTGCTTCTTTTTCAGATTCTGGAAGTAATTTGACTTCTGGAGCAAATTCATTTAAACCTGTAACATATCTCTTAATACCATTTACTTCTATACAGGTTAATTGTTCTTCATGGAATACTCCTTCAAAAACATTCATTCCATATTTTTCTAATCCCATATTTGATATACTTGAATCAAAGTAGGGTTTAATTGAGATAGCACTAGACTTATTAGTCTGATACTTTTCCACCATTGTTATTTCACTCATTTTATTTTGGTTTTAGTTTATTAGCAAATGTAAAAATATTTAGATAAAAAATCTAGGGGGCTATTACACCCCCTAGATAGTTATCATTTAGATTAGAATGATCCTCCAGTAATAGGATTCTTCATAACAATCTTCAACACTTTAGTTGGGTCTTTTACCCATACTGCAGGCATTGTTTGTGTCATCATTACACGGTAACCATTGAATTGACCAGAAGATTGGAAACCTTGTGATCTACCCATATAATCCATAGTACCGTTCTGATACCACCACTTCAATTGATTATCCCAAGACAATTTCAACAAGAAGATATTGTCATTAGTGTTATCAGTGATATCAAATACGATAAAGTTATATGAAGACAAAGGATAACCATCAATAATTGGGTTTTCAATGTCATTAGTGTGGATGTTATCAAAAGCAGGGTTAAGTACAAACTTAACGTTAGCCAAGAATGGAATAACGTAAGAAGTGTAAGCAAAACCAAAATTAAGATCCATTCCTTTTCCAGTGATAGCTCCAATATCAGAAGCTTGAATAACTAGACCAGAATTAACTGCTTCTCTCTTAATTGCTTCATTAACTAGTTTCATACCACCCATACCGGTTTGTACAATAAGTTGACGCTGAGGATCTGGTCCTTTAAATTCAACTTTACCGTTATAGAAGTTATAAATTTCATTACGGAATACATCAAGATTGAAAGATGCTTTATTGTAGATACGCTTGAAAGAGTTATCAAGTTGTTTCCAAAGACCTACAGATAAACGCATATCATCTGGACCATCTTGCTTAATCTTACCACCATGACCCCACATCAAGTAAGTTTCAATGTCATTAGCAACTTTGCTAAGGTGAGCAGCTTCAAGACGAGTTAAGAAAGTGCGGCTAAGAGAACCATTTTCCATAGCTCTTTTTGCATAATCTTTACCCATTTTAGCTACCATTGATTCCAATGAAGTTACAGAAGGATCAACATTGTTATCAAAGTTTCTCCAGATTTCTGTTACAGGTACAGTACCATCAGCATTCAAACCACCTTTGATCATTAAATCTGCTCTAGATGAAATTGAATAGTGTACGTGAGCTTCTGCACCACCTACATAGTTATAGAATTCACGGAATCCTGAACTAGTAGAAAGATCTGAGAAACGTTCACCATATTCACCTCTTGCAGAACCTTTGCGGAATACTTTTGTTCCTGAAGCAAGATATGCATTATCCAAAAACTTAGTATTGTCATTGTTCACAAGTTGAACAGTGAAAATGAAACCATCACCTGTAGGAAGAATATCTTCTGCAGTAATGTACATTTCAGCACCATTGTATTTATCATAAGTGATGATATCACCGTGACCAAATACACGCTTGTTCAATTTAATACGGAAAGTTTGTCCATCTACACCTTTTGTAACATTTGCAGATTCAATGTCTTCAACAATGTAAGGAAGGTCTTGAGCAATTGGTGTTTGCCATTTCCACTCCCCACGAGCGTTGTCAACCATAATTACATTCTTACCACCGAAAGAAGACATTTGATAAAGTGGCATTTCAACCTTTTGAGACATTGCCCAGATATCAACTGGACCCATATCCATAGGTTCTGCACTTTTCATCATGTTTACCAGGTGATAAGAATCTACGTGTGAGCTAGCTTGATAGCTGGTATCACGTAGAAAAATACCATTGTTTAATACTGGTGTTGCCATTTTGAATTTAATTTAATTGTTTATAGTTATTAATTAATTGTTTGTTTATATTAAAATCTTTTGAAAAAATTATTATTACGTGAAATTTTAGGAACTTTTCTATCTTCTTTATCTTCCACTGAAGAGAATGAACTCTTACTCTTAGCTTGTTCTGTTTTTAAATTACGAACAGTTTCTTGTGTAGCTTCAGTTTTAGCATGCTTTCTAATCTCATTTTTATAACTATCTGGATCAGATAATAACCAAAGAACTTCTGCAATTAGATCATGTTTAGGTTCAATAAACTGATATTTTTCAAGAAGATGTCCTAATAGATTCGTTGGTTTACCAGAAATAGAAGGATAATTAGGTTGCACTAAACCAGAATAAAGTTGAGATTGAGTTTTTCTATCAATCTTAATTCCATTAAGTTCACCTGGTTTAAGAGTTTCATATACATTTTCCATATATGTTTCTGCAGCCACTCTCTGTTGCTCTCTTCTATATTCTTGTTCTGCAAGTTGTTGAGCAATAATTTGCTCTTGCATCTTATCCAACTTTGGTTTGAATTTACTTGCTTTCTCACCAAGTTTATCCATATCCTTCCAACTATCAATTTCTTCATCAATTTCATCTTCACTACCAAAACGTGTAGCACGTAGATATTGACGTACAATAGTTTCTTGGTCATGTTCATCATCAATATCAAGTTCTCTTACTTCCTCAACTTGTGCTAATGCTTTAAATAAACCTTTTAGATCTTGTCCTCCATCTGACACATATTTTGCAGCAATCTGTAATTCTTGAGGTAAAGCTTGAAAGAATTCTCTTGGAGTTTCTTCTTTTATCTTTTTTTCTCTTTCATTGAAGTTAGCCTCAATAAGTTCTTTCCAATCTTTCACTGAATAATCAGAGAGATCCTTATCATCATCAAATGGCATAATTAGACCATCATCAATAAGTTTAGTGAACGTTTCCACCAAACCACTTTTATCAACTTTTGGTCTACCTTTTCCAGTTTCATTTTCCAACTGATTTAAAGTGGACTCTAAAAGTTCAGTCACTTCTTCCTCAGTGGTGATTGTTGATTCTTCGTTTTTTTCCTCTTTCTTTTGAGTTTTAGATTGAGGATCTAGAAATGTTAAATCAGTTTTTGGAGAAGAAAAGATACTTGGTTTTACTTCTGTTTCTGGAAGTAAAATACTTTCAGCTCCAGGAGCAGATCCAAAGATCTCATCTAAATTTACATCCACTTCTTTAACTTCTGTTTGCATTGTGCTTTCTTGTGACATATTAATTTGGTTTTAATAATAATATAATATAAAAAAAGTAAATCTACAATAGTTGTAAATTCACTTATTTTTTTCTTTAAAAGCTAAATATATCGCTATATTTTTTCCTTTTGATTTTCTTAAACTATAACTATTTTTTTCTAAATATTCTTTTAGTTCTAAGAAATTCATTTTAGTGGTATCATTCGGTATATCTTCCAAGCAAAATTCATTAATTGAATCATCCACTAATATTATTGTGACCCAATTATTATTTGACTGTTTTTTGTCAACCTTTCTTTTTGCTAGTAGATTTTTTATCATCGTACTTATTCTTATTCTCTCTTGCTATTTGTAATTGTTTATCTGCAATTTCTCTTTTAACACTAAGTTCTTCACGTTTAATATTTGCTTTTTCTCTATCGGCATTACTTTTATTTAGCATTGCTTCTTCTTGCATAGACATTTTAGCACGATATTCATCTGAAGCTCTTATCTCTCTTAAAGCATCAATGTAATCACTCTGTTGATTTTTATTTTGATCTTGCATAGCTCCATATCCTGCAGCTCTAATTTGAGCTTCAATAATATCTGTTTCTCTATCTTTTTGTTTTTCTCCAGCATCAAAGTCTCTTTGAGCTTGTTTTTCTTGAGCTTGAGCTTGCAATTGTTTATCAAGCATTTCTTGTTGTGCTTGTTGTTCTTGTTGTTTAACTGCTTGTTGTTTTTGTTCAGCAGATTTAAGAACATGTTCAATCTCAGGAATTGATTGAGATTTAATAATATTTGCTAGATCATAAATAGATGCACCAGAAGTATTATTATTTAATGCTAATTGTTTTAATTGTTCAATAGTATTTCTATGATTTGCTTTTGTTGTACAGAAGATATTAATATCTCTTAATAAGAGATCTGTACCAGTAATATTAAAAGCAACCTTTTCATCATTAGATGTTAGATATTGTAATCTAACAGATGGTTTCTTAGAATGATAATATTGAGCCAAATCTGTACGCATTGTATGTACTCTTGGCATTAAATTATCACAATGCTGTGTAAAGTACACTTCTGTTTGAGCATATGAATTACTAAGTGCCACTCTAATACCTTCTGCTGTTGGTTGTTCTACAGCAGACCCCAAACGTTGAGGTGTAATACCAATAGTTTCAAAAGCTTGGTTTTTAAAATAAGTGGCAAGTTGAATACGAGAAAGCAATCTTTGTGTTTGCTCTAAACTCAATACTTGATAATGCTGAAATGCTAATGGATTCTCAGTATTTGTAATGGATGAATCCAATGGTAGCATTTGGAATGTTTTCATTGCTACATAAGCTTTTGCAAGATTATGTTTACCCCAATCTTCTCCAAGAGAATGTCTTGGAATAGCATTTTGATCTAATAAAATTACTGTACCGAGTTCATCTACAAGAATATCAGCAATTTGATTATTTACAATATTATATGCGATTTGGAATGGTTTCATTAAATCCACTAATGAAGTAGATTTTGTATTTCTATCTGAAAATACAGATCCTTCCACCGGAAGTTTACAACCATATAAATTTGAATCACCTTTAAATTGGAATGGTAATCTTTTAATTTGATTTGTTGATACCCCAAGATAAATGGGGGTTAGACCACCTGGATTTTCCATACCCCAATATGATGGTCTATTAGGACCAATCTTTACACCACCCCAAACTTCATTAATCCAGATCCATTCAATATGCTCACCATACACTAAATTTTCTTTAGTCTTTTGTTTATAGAGCATTGTATCATATTCTGGTTTAATAGTTACTATATAACTTTCATCTATGATTTCTTCTATTACATCTCCAAGTTCATCAATCTTTGTAAGATGACCCACTTTTCTTTGAGATTTCCAATAACATGTTGTAGCTCTTAAAAAATGTGAACTACCTAAATCAAATAAATCTTCTCCTTCTGATAATATCATATTTACAATATCATTACCATCTGATATGTAATTATCATACATAGAAGTAAATTGGCGATAATGTAATGAAGGAGAATTGGTGTTCCAAGCATGTGATCTTGTAGGATCATAGTATGTACCATCATTTTGGTATCCTTCAATTGGATATGCAGAAGATCTAACTGGATAAACGGCTTCTAATGACTGCAATTGTTCTTCTGTCATTAGATATCCATATTTATCAATAACATCTGCTACAGTTAGCATTTCGCATTTACCCACCCAATTTCCTTGTGAAATATATCTTGTATCTGGAGACTTATGATAAAAAGTTAATAATGGATTCCATAACTCAACATCATAATCATCTTCCATCATTTTAAAATGCCAGAATTCTCTATCAGTGATAAGCATATCTCTAAATGCAGTCTCTTCAAGTTCTTGCATTTTGAATCTTTCTTCATCCACTAAATGTTGATGCCATGCCCATTGCTCAATCATTGAACGATAATCTTTTTTAAAGAATTGTTCAATTTCAGGTAGAGTTTTTAAATTATCTGGAGATAATTGTTGTTGTACTTGTTCATCTTCTAGATTTGCACCCATTGCCATCAAAGAAGCCATTAATTTTTGTTCTGCTTCTTTTAACAACACTTCTTCTACTTGTGCTCTTTTTTCTTCTAGAAGTTCATTATATGATAATTCATCAACTGCCCTATATGCAACTTTTGTAGCTCTCTTAGAAAATTCAGCAGTTAAGACATTAATTACATTTGGAATAATAGGATAAAACTTTAATTCTAATGCAGACTCATCTTGTTTAGTTAAAGTTTCTACTAGATCTGCATAATCATTATCCTCTTCAATAATATAATCTGTTTTATCAATTAGACCTTTTGCTAATTTATAATTCTTAAGTAATCTTCTAGCATTTCTTCTTAATTGTTTTTGTCCTTGCAACTCCAACCAATCTAAGTTCCATGCTGCCCATTCCTGATCTTTCTTATCTCTCGGTAAAAATTGAATTGGCTGAGTTAGAGTACCCATTTTATTGTACTCTACTTTAGCACCATTTTTCAATTGAAGAGCGTTATATATTTGCATATCTATCTTTATTTTTTACAAGTACAATTGTCACAATTACCTTGACAATTATTAATACCCAAGTTTACAGGAGAACTCGATTCTTCAATTTTTATATCGAGTAATAATAAGGCTTGCTCAAATGTTATTTCTTTTTTATCTAGGAGCTCTTTAATAATTTGAATTTTTCTATTTGACATTATCTAAAGTTTTTAAATGGATTACGTTTAACTTTAATATTTGAAAATGCAGATTTCGAGCCTCCTATAAACTTAAAAGGGTTATTATTTAATTTATATAAATTATTTGAATTCTCCAATTCTAATGACCTATCTCTTTCATATTTTCTTGTATACCCTCTATTAGATGTTTGGATTTTAGCAAAAGCTATCAATGCAGCTAAAGAAACCAAACGGTCAACGTTTAATCCATCTTGATATGCTTGCATTTCTTTCATTGCCATAATATCTGGAATTCTTTCAATACCATATGTAGTTTTAACAATTGTACCATCTGTTTTTGTTTCATGGTCAATTTCTTCACTAATATACTGTATTAAATAAGAAAGTAAATGTGATTTAAATAGTGTTCCAGTATTTTTCCAACCATACTCCTGATATACGTTAGCATTAGCATTTAAATCTTTTAGAAATAATATCTGACTTTTTGGTACTAAATATTTTTGTTTCTTTTTTTCAATCATATATTGAATAAAAAGAGAGACGTTATTTTCAATAATTGTCCAGGCATTATACCATTCAATTATCAACTCTAATTTTTCATGAGTTTTTCTTAAGTCATCAAATCTACCACACCATGCTGCAACAATTTCATCTCTTTCATAGTATGTTTCTTTACCATTAGATGTTTCTTTAATCACTTCAATTGGAGCTTTATATACATATATAGAACACAATGATTCTGAAGTAGTTGTCTTTCCTTCAGATACAGGGTCAATAGATGCATAATACATTCCAAATGTTGGATTTTCTGCGGGTCTTTTCCACACCACTAATGCTCCTTCTTTATCATCTTCACTCTTTCTGATAGGAAATGATTTAATAGGAAGTTTATTTGAATTAGTGGCTACTATACCATTTTCTTGTCTAGATAAGTCAATAATTTCATAACCATATTCTTTATCCTCTATTCTTCTAATTTGATTAGTGACGAGATGTGGTGGAAATTTAGATTCTTTTCTTGCAGCAAATGCTTCTGCAATATTTCTAGGTCTCTGTGAAATACGTAATTGATATTCTTCAGGATCTAGTTCTTTCTTCCAAATTTCAAATTGATTATCTAATGCATCTAATGCTTCTTGTACAAGTGAATTACCATATTCATCTATATATGGTGGCATAGACCACTGTTCAGGTATGAATAATCCAGATTTACCTAAAGTACCTTTATCATCAATTAGATCTGTATCTACTGCATAGATATCATTTGATTCTGGATATAATATTAATTTCTTTAATGGTTCACATTGATCTAAATCACCCACAGATCCTGCTGCTATAAATGTACCTGTAGTTATAAATCCAGAACTTAATGCTGGTCTAATAAACTCATATGTTACATTCATTTTAGGTGCAATACCAGCCTCTTCATGAAAGAAGTATTTACAAGGTCCACCTACACCATTTGTTGGATTCTTTTCAAAAGATAATCCAATTAATCTTCCTTTTAAACCTCTAGTTTTGTTTTGGTTATTTTCTCTCACTTGAATCTTTTGTTCCCAGTTAAGAGTTTTATCTGGTGTAAACGGTCTATACCATCCGGTATGAGAATTTAAAAAATCTCTATATTCATTAAAGAAAGCCCAAGAACCTTTATCATTTATATAGTCTTTAAGTTCTGCACCCACTTTCAATGTCACCCCTTCTTCAAACCATATTTGATTTATAAGTTTAGCACAATGAAAATAAGAACTAGCAATCTGACGTTTCTTTAAAATAGCACAATGCTTATTACTTAATTCAGCAAGTAATTCATATAATGCCATATGATATTGTGCATCACGTACTTTAGCAAATCCAAATTTATTTTGTTCCTTATCAAATATTGGTAGGAAATTAAGCCACATGTAATAATCACGAGTGAGATACCATGTCTTATCTCCACTTTTATATATTACACCATTTCTACACTTATTCTTTTGATCATCCCAATAATTTCTAAAATCCTTACTTTTATATGGTGCCGAACAATAGAATTGTAATTTATTAAATTTACGAGCCTCTTCATTAAATACTAATGAAGTCTTATCAAATTCATATTGACCAGGTTCTTTAAATAAAGATTTAATAAAATCTAAAAAACCTTCTTTTGTATAGAAGATTGTAGATTCCCAATCACCATTATTATAAGTGGGTATTTCTAAATAACTATCCATCAATCATATCAATGATTTCTATAAGTTCATCAACAGATGATCCTCTTAAATACTTTGTATTTTCTTTATCGGAAAAATACCCAGTAAAATTTTCTCTTTCAAAAGCATACCATGCTTTTTCATATGGGTTGTATTGAAACAACCAATCGTAATAAAGTTCTTTTTGCATATTATTCTTGATCATATGATAGTCCTATACCACCTCTAACGTGGCTTTTTTGTTCATCTTTTAAATCATTATAAACACCTTTGAATGATTGTCTAACTTGATCAAATCTTTCAGCAATTCTTAATAATGCAGATGCAGAACCATCCCTACCAGATGTTGGTTTTTCTGTTGCCATAAAAGTTGCCATATTATCTAAAGCAATTTTAATCCCATTATATGCTCTTGAAGTGGGAGTTTCATATAATTTTTCACACATCTTTACAGCATCAAGAATTAAAGAATCTTCTGTACTAAACTCAGCATTTATTTGCTCTAGAATTATATCTTCCTTTTCAGATTCAGGAAGATTAAAAAAAGGATTTATATCATTATTAGGACATGTCATATAAAACAGATAAGCATAAATTATCAAATACTCATCCGGATATGTCTCCATAATATCCTTTAAAAATTTAATTACGAAACAGTGTTCTGTTGGTTTTACAACACCATTCTCTATATCGAATAGTTTTACAATCATTAAGCGTAGTTTTTAAATATCTCTAATACATTTTCCACAATTGGATGTCTATGATTTGCTTTTAATCTAATTACAGAAAATCCTTCTATATCTTTCAAGTGTTTGCAAATAAAATCAAAACCTGAATCCTTTTTATTTTTTAAGTCAATTTGAGCAGAGTCACCACAAAGTATCATTCTACAATTATCTTTACCCACTCTTCCTAGTAATAATTCTGTTTGAGAGAAAGTTAAGTTTTGTGCTTCTTCAACAATTACTGTACAGTCGTTAAAAGTATAGCCTCTAGTATAACCAACAGGAATGATAATAATATTACCAGCAGTAATCTCTTTATCAATCTTGTCTTTATTATAAAGTTTATACATGTTTTGATGTGTTGGTTGAGTGAATAGAGCCATCTTTTCATCTGCAGAACCTTTTAAATAACCAATATCTTCATGTGCAGTAACAGCAGGTCTAATTATAATTATTTTCTTTTCATATAAAAATAATTGATCTAATGCTATTTGTGCAGCTAATAATGATTTACCAGAACCAGCAGCACCATATATAGCACTAATTACATTATCAAGAATTTCTGCTTTTGCCTTTTTTTGCTCTTCGTTTAATTGCAATAAATACTTTATATCGTTTTTACGTTCCCTCATATCTATATTAAAAAATCACGGTTATCATTAAGATGTTTAATCAATGTAATTACTTCATCCTTCATATATGGGATATTATATAACACCACTTCTTTTACAATAGGATTATTATTTTCATCGAGTTTATTAATTGGATTTCCAAAGTCATCTGTTCCAGAATCTTGAAAAATCACATGATGTAAACTCATTTTTCCTGGTTTTAATTTAGGATTGTGCTTAAGTATAATATACATATAAAAACTCAATTGCAGGCTATAATGGTTTAAATTACAGTCATCCAGATGAGCAATAGGTGATAACATCTTCTTAGTAATACCTTCCCAATTCTTATATCCTTCTGTTTTAATTTCTTTATTTGTTTTGTAGTCAATTATATTGACCACACCATTTATAACATCAACTCTATCAGATTGTCCACATAATCCTGCAGATTTTAAATAAACAAAATGTTCAGGATATATACCATTCTCTAATTTTTGTTCAGGGGCGTATTTAATTCCTTCTTCATCAATAATTGGGGTAATAATTTTTAGAGGTTCTCCACCTTGTGTTAAGGTTTCAAGACTTAATAAATCAGATTCTCTTTCATTATGATACCATGTACCTAATGTAAGTGCTCTATCTGTTTCTTTGGACCAAGCTTTCTGTATATTTTCTGGTGTCATTCCATACCATTTAGATTTTTTATTTTTTGAAGCTTTTTGTGAAATAGCAATTGGATCAAATTTTTCTTTAAATTTTGATACAAATGATGTAACACTAATCCATTTTATATTATCTTCAGAATTAACACTTTTATATGAGTGGTCTTCTGCTCTAAAAAATACTGACATATTAATAACCCATTTTTTTATTTTGTTTAATAACTGCACTTTTAACTTCATCCATAGAATTATTAACTAAGTAATCTCTTCCACTATATCTATCAAAGATTATACACTTAGATTTTACCACTTGATTTCTATCATTTATATGAGAAGATATTGCTGAAATTGCATCAATTCTGCAAGAATAATTTAAGTATAGAGTTTTACCTTTTACTTCATATTCTACAGGAATAATCATCTTTTCACCATTTTCATCTACTGCAATTGTATTTTTTGTTTTCTTTTTTACAGTGACATGAACTATTGTAAAAGATACATAATCATTCTCTATATAAATTTTAGTTTTCTTCATTCAAATTCTGGATAAGTATCAATAATACTACATGCTAATTCAGCATCACAATCTAATTCTGAATCAAGCATTTGTTTTAATGTTTCATAATTATCTAATTCAATCTGTTTTCTTTTATGATATTCTTCTAAAAATAATCTACTTATACGTTTTTTTACATCAAGTTTTGTTTCTTGATATATTGGATATGAATTATAATTATTATAGAATGTGCCTGTACTAGTTGTTGTAAGATAAGAGTTTCCACTAATAGTAGTGGTATAATTATTTATATCAACTAAACTAATAGTACCAGTATCTAATCTACTAGATGTTAAACATTCTAAATCAAGATTTTTATAATCCACTCTTTTGCGACTATTAAATTCTTTGATTCTTAGTTCTCGCTTTCTTCTGTTATTGCGTTCCATTTTCCTAAATCACAATATGATGTTAAACTACGTTGTTTAAGATGTAAAGAACATCCACATTCTCCACAACAAGGTTGTGTTCCAGGTACTAAACAAGATGATCCTTGTGTATCATACTTTTCACATCCTTTACAAATCTCATTTCTAATAGATGCAATAGACTCAACATATTCATCTTTAATAATTGCATTTTTGAAACCTTCAAGAATCTTTTCTTTATTGTTCCAAATCTTTTTTAGATCTTCTGTAGTCATTTCTCTGTTGTTTTTTATTTAGTTTTTTTGAATATTCATCTGCAAGTTCTTTCTGCAGTTTTATCATTTTATCAAGTTGAAGTTTTGAATCTTGTTTCTTGATTCTTTGATTAAAAGTTTGACCTGGATTTTTTTCTATTAATCCAGTGTATTCTAAAATTTTTTTAGTGAGGATCCAGTGCTTAATATTAAACTCACCTAACTGTTCAATGTATATAGACGGATAATTTATACTTCTAAGATTTGTAGATACATCATCCCAAAAAAAATTAACTATATCAGATATTACTTCAGGATTTTCAAATTGTTCTGAATATTCTGCTAGTATATTTTTATATTTCTTTGGAATCATAATTTAAAGTCTCTACACAACAACTTATAATCTAACATTATATTATCCGCATTTGTTACTATACCTAATTCCGGATTTATCTTAATTCTTTTTTTAGTGTTACCGGATTTAACAATTAAGTTTTGTTTTTCTGCTTTAGATACAAAATTTCTAACACTCTGTGCAGACTTAAACATACGGGGATCCGAACTAGCATCTATACAGAATGAACTAAGTTCGGTTTCCCCTTGTTTAACTAATTGTACTAGAGCATTAGTGTCGGCCTCACTAATATTGATTTTATTAAGTTCACAATGAAGCATCAATTGAACTTTAACAATAGTCCAAGAATCTACTTGTGCCTTTTTATCAATAAGTGTGAGTTTAGCCATTATTCCTCTCTTTTAAGTTTTCTAACTGGAACTTCTTCTTTTTCTTCTTCTTCTTGTTGCCCAGGTGACATAATTTGAGCAATTTGAACTTGAGCAATTAATCTACGTGTCTTAGATTCTTGAATCTTTGTAATTAATTCTTCATATTCAGATTGAAGTTTTAAGAATGGAATATTTAGTTCATAGTATTCCATTAGTTTCTGACGATTGTTTTCAATTTCTTCTTGAGACAATCTTGGTTCTTTTTCAAGAGTTTCTTCCATTTGTATAATTTTTAAAAGTTAAACATTACAAATTTAAAAAAAGTTTTGAAATAAAAAAAGTGCTAGTATTATACTAACACTTCTTATAAAATATGTACAATTAGATTATGAGAAATATAATTGAGCTTCTTCTTCTCTTCTTCTCACTAGTCCTTTTAGTGTTTTTCCTCCAGCCTTAACCCATTTCATAAACTCATCTTTTATTGTTGGATCATTTGGATTCTTATTTACTTTCTTTAGTAGTGTACTACTTTTTAAATTAGTGGGACCAAGGTTATAACAAAAAGAAACTAATGCATCAAATTGATTTTGATTAATACTATCAATACAATAACTATCAACGTATTGCTCAAATTTTTCTAGTTGTCTTTTTAATATTACCTCTGCTATTGTTTCTGAAATAGGTGGATCTGTTAATTTTACTTTTCTTCCATCTGGATAAAAAGTTGTTCCAAATCCAATTGTAGCTACATTAGCAGGGCAGAGATATGGTTCTGATCTAAATCCTTCATATTTTTTAATTAGATCAATTCCTTTTTTACTTGTTTTAGTGATTTTGTTTGACATGATTATTAATATTAACTTACGAATGTATAGTAAACACTCCCCGATGGAGCAATAAGTGGACCCCAGTTTAATGTTCTAAATAAAGATACATTTGTTGATACATTATCACCATTAGAACCAAAAGCTAATACGGTAGGTCCAGCACTTGAGTCTATATCTTGTGTTGTAGTATATGCAACATTTTGAGTTGCTGTACTTCCTAATGTGAATTTTGCCTTAAATCCAGCTCTCATTGCAAATGGAGATGTTATTGTTTGAGTTGCTGATGGAGATATTGTAAATACAGTAGGACCTCCTCCTGTAATAACAGGTCTGTTAGGTAGCAATCCAATAAAACCAACAGGCGATTGATTTGCAGCTTGAGAAACAGTCATACCTGCTGTAGGAGTAGTTCCTGATGTAACATTTAATTGTCCTACAGGAGTTATTGTACCATTATATGACGCAGAACCAGCTGCTTGCAATGTTATTCTTGATGATAATGTTCCAATTATTGTTAGGGAACTTGTTACAAAATATTCTGCTAACGGATTAGCATTTATGTTTTGAAAAGTTAAAACAGAAGCTGCTGTTGTAGCAGTAAACGTATTTGCTGTCCAACCATGTGTTCCTGCAAATGTTGCATTTCCACTACAAAGGAAAGAACCATTAATTATATTTAAAGCATTTTGAGTTATAGTATTATTACCATTTAATGTCAAATTGAAAAATGTCATATTTGAAATAGTCATTGCAACACTTGCTAATATAGTTACTAAAGATGTATTAGGATTAATAGAGCCACTTCCAGTTACAACAACACTTCTACCAGTTGTATTAAAAGTCATATTTTCAGTAAATGAAACACTTTTTTCTATTGAAAAATTACAACCATAGGTAAGCCCTGCCCAAGTTGCAGTTCCTACTCCTCCGAAAAATCTAATTGTACTTGTTCCATTAACAGTTGGAGAGTTAACTCTTGTAATGTTACCAGATAGATTAATAGTATTACCATTTAGATTTATAGTAGTACCTCCAGATTGAAAAAATAATATTTCTGTACAATTAATGTTATGATTAAAGTTAATAGTAGTGACATTAATATTAGTAGCTACGCTGAATTGTAAATTAGTAAAATTTGCATTTCCAGGATTGTTAAATGTACACGTTGTACCTAAAAATGATATTAATCCAGTTTGAGTAAAGGTGGCTGCTGTTGTATATGTAAATGTGAGTACAGCACCACCAAACGCAATTCTTTGTACTATTATATTTCCACTTGGTGAATTTATTTCAAGACTATTAAGCAAAGAAGCAGTACAATTAATTGTTCCAGTTCCAACCATCCATAATTTAGTAGTTCCAGACAATGGAGACTGGGTAGCTGTAAAATTTCCAGAAATATATACATTGAACCCATTTAAGTTCATTTGACCTGATGAATTACCTGCCCAGTTTGCTACTTGAAGATTTGTAACATTTAAGTCTGATAATAATGTAATATTACCTGTGTTATTAAATAATCCTTCTATTCTAAAGTCTAAAATTGGATATGGGAAATTTACACTAACAAATCTGCCACTTGTACTATGGACTGCCAAGACGTTTCCATTCCAATTTATAGTTCCATTTTGATAAATAAGAGTTTTATCTACAGCTGTTTGTGCAAATACATATAAAGGACCATTTAATGTTATTGTTCCAGAAGCATTTATAGTTAGATTCATGGCACAATATCCATTTACTGTCACTGCTCCTGTTCCATTTAACAATACACTAAGTGTACTTGATGCAAGTGTTGTACTTGCCCCACTACCAAAAGAAGCATTTCCAGAAATGGATAATGTTTGACCTACTCCAGATAATGTAATTGTAGTGTTACCACCATTTGAAATAGAGAAATTACTAACTTGACCACTATCTGCAAAAGTAAATGTTTGTGCTCCAGTATTCGTTAATGTACTAATTGTTAATGGTAGATTATAAGTAGCACCTGCAAAAGTAAATGTTGAAGTTGTTCTTAATGTAATTCCACTTGGACCAAGATATGTTGCAGTATTAGCAAGAGTAACACTGCCACTAACTGATATACCATTTGTCATAGTAATGGTATTAGCATATCCTGTAAATGTTATTGAAGTACAGATAGCTGCCACGTTTACAGTACAAGCACTTGAATTTGCATCAAATATAACAGGGTCCAATGTTGTTGAACTTGGAAATGTACCTCCATTAAAAGATGATATTGAACTAATAGTTGACCAACTTGAAGCTAAATTCCAATCAGCTGTTCCTGTAGCATCTCTTTTATAATAAATAGGCATTACTCAATATGTTTTTTTATTTCTGTTAAAATATCATCTAATGAGATGCAAGCTATTTCTACATCAATAATAATAGGCTCATTAAACTCAGTAGCTCCTTCGTCTTTAGTAACAACCCTTATTTGATTTTCAAAATTTATTATTTCTATATACTGTGTCATGACTTAGTAGTTCTGATTGTTAATGTTGCATTTTTTATTGTTGATGCAGAATCTACATAGAATCCATAAACATCATTAGCTAAAAATGATGTTGTCCAACCTGTCAATGTTGTAGAGTTTACATATTGTAGAGCAGTCAATTTAGGTCTATTAGCAGCTAATGGAATTTGAGTATTTGCTGCTGTAGGAATAACATTAGTAGCTTTCCATATATCAAACTGAATACTTCCAACTACATTAGCAGTGATGCTCCATCCTGTTATTGTACCTGCATATGGCATCACCACATATCCTACTGTGCCTACTTGTACAACAGCAGTAACTCCATCTACTGTAACACCAAAAGAGCCTGTTTTTAGATTGGCTTTTAATGCGGATGGCATAACTTCAGTTGGTGATGTCGCAAGAACTGTGTCTACATCCCCAGTTAATTGTCCTATAGAATCACCTCCTGGTCCACCACCACTATACTGAGGAATGTTCAACGTAGCTCCTATTAATGTAGCAGGACCACTTGTGAAATTTGTAGTTAGTGTAAGAGTATCTTGCTTAGTATTAAGACCCGTGTCTACATAGTCCTTTATAGCCTTTTGTGAAGGAACAACAAGGTCACTATCTAATGATAAGTTAGGGTCTGTATCTATCGGTGTACCTCTTGTGAATCCTTGTGCCATTATCTGATTTCTCTAAATTTAATTGATGCATAAACCGTTTGTGTACCACTTAATGAAGTAGCTTTTAACGTTAATGTGCCTAATGCTCTTGCTGCACCTGCTTGATTTAATGTAATTGGATACCTAGAAACAATTGCTGTATTAGTAACTCCTTTTGCACCACCTGATGATGCAACATATCCACCATCAATAACTACAGCAGGACTTCCGCTAAGAGTTCCTAGTATATTATATTCAGAACTGCTGTATGTGCTATTTACATCATTATATGTAGTTGTTCCTGATATGGCTTGTCCTATACATAGCTGCCATTGAATAGGCTGATTACCTGCATTGTAAATCTCAACATCTATATATGCTACTCTTGTTCTATTAGTTATACCATTAAATGTTGTTTTAGGTCTAAGGCTTAATATATGAGTCCCACCTGTACCTACACTAATAGCTCCTGAGTCTTGTTGAAATGTATATCCAAATACATTTATATCTTCTGTACCACCTTCTGATATTACAGCAGCACATAGAAAGTACATTGTTGTACTAACTGTAGCAGTGCAAGTCATTCCACATCTTACAGGAAGATTGGCTGATTGTAAATATGGAGGAGCAATGTTATTAGCATGAAGAAACTCATGCGCATATATAATGTTGCCACCAATATCAAATCCTATTCTAACCCTACCTGCATATAATGCTTGAATATCTATAACTAAAATCTGTACTTTGGTTATATCAAGAGTAATTCCACTAGCACCTGTGCCATCTAACTTATCTAAGTTCCATGAAGATTGAGCAACTGTGGTATTTCCACTGCCTGTGCCTGAATAAATAACAAACTGTTTAGTAGTTCCATCTAACTGAAACTCTATACCATTAACTCCATCAGAATACCCTGCAAACTTCAACACATTAGCTACAGCAGCAATCATGTTAAATGTAACAAAGATTAGCTGCGACCTACCTGGCTGATATGGCAAGTACTCATAACTCTGCATATAAGACTTTCCACCAGTTGGAGTGGAAGCAAATGTCATTAATGCGTATCTATTAGTAGCATCATGTGCAATTGTAGCTCCAATACCATTTGTTATTTGTTCTAGTATAATGGGAGCTAAGTCATAAGTAAGCTGAGAATTAAATAAAATAAGAGGGTTACTAACCCTTAGTCTGCTAAACGCATCAAGGTTTGCAGAGTCTTTTATTGATACCTCTGAATCAATAATATTATATGAAGCGTATCCCTGCATATTAGCTTATTTCTGAACCGTAAAGTGAAAAGCTTAGGTTTGTGTTTGATGCATAAACCCTTACAACATCCGTTGTCGCCAATGTAATACCAATTGTTGCTATGAATGTATCATTAGCACCAATAGGCAAATCGTAATAAATGTAATCCTTATTCGAAGTTGCTGCCCCACCAACGGCTATACTAACTCTAAATGTAGCTACAGATGTTCCTCTGTTAGCTATTATTATAGAGCTTCCAATTGCTGAAGTTGCAGCAGGTACTGCGTATAGTAAGTCTTCTGTTAATGCTGGAGGACTTATTTGTCCTAATACTTTATATGTTGTTGCCATATTTTATCCTCCCATTAATAAGAATGGTGAAATATTATCTCCTGATGTTGTTGGGGTTTGAAACTCTACCTGTCCTGTTGTAGCATTTTGTAATGTAAGTACCTGACCAACACTAGCTGTTGAAGCCTGAACATTTGGTGTAACTATGTGTATTCCAACAGAATTAATTTCTACTTGGTATTGAACTTGGGTCAATACTGGAGTATGGTAATATCCAAATAAGCCAAATGCTGAAGTAAATTGAATAGATCCACCACTTGCAGCAGAAATTTGCTGTAATGCTGCTGTACTTGATTGAAGTAATACAGCAGATTGAGATCCTGCAACAGTATTAGTATGAATAATTTGACCACCTCCACCAGATATGTCTAGCTGTGTGTTATCTGTACCATTATCAGCTACTACATTTAACTGGTCAGTAGTTCCAGTGATATAACTAAGTTCACTAAAATCAATTCCATATGCTCTAGTAGCACCACTTATAACAGTATTAAGAACAAGTGGTCCACCTAATTGAAAATTATTTGCAGTTTCGGTAATACCATTATCAGCAGTATAAGTTATTGGAGGACCTCCACCTGGTGTAAATTCTATTACATTACCTAAAGCATCTACACCTAATGACCATATAGGAGTTCCTGGAAAATTAGCAGGAGTTTGTCCATATTGATGTAAAACAAATTTACCATCACCTCTTATACTTGTATTAAGTAATTGACCACCGTTTGAATATCCATAAATATCAAATCGGGATAATCTGCTAAGAACTGCTGGTCCTGGGTTTTCCCATATAGCTGCTAAACTTGTACTAAGAACTGTTTGAGTTGAACTTCTTGGTTCAATCCAAAAATCTATACTACAACCTATTCCACCAAATGCAGTTCCTTGTGTAGATCTATCTAATCTTATCACTCCTAAAACGGAATTATCTGCAGAAAGAGGTGGAACTTGATTACCTCTAATTAAAAAAGCAGTGTAGTCAAGACCCGAAATTCCTTCATAAGCATATGATTCTTGAGAACTTGCTCTCACCGCAATACCACCTGCATTTGCACGTAAACCTGCACCTGTATTTAGACCTGTTCCCGAATGATTTAGATAAAGAGCATATGTACTTGAGCCTGTCTGATCTATTCTAAATTCATATCCATCATTAGTGATATATGTATTTCTTATTAAGTTTCCAGTACCTAATGTTTGACCTCCTAATTGAAAGTTAGTAGATGTAGGATTTGCAATAAGACCATTATTAACAGTATATGTTCCACCTCCACCTGTAGGAGCTAAAGCAATCCATGTAGATGTAGCTGAATCCCAGGTTAATACATCACCATTGGTAGGTAATGGAGCATCTACATCTAATAGATCATCAAGATATAATTGAACTACACCTGTTTGTCCATTTACAGATACTACACTACCACCACTTGATAATACATTCCAAACAGCAGCACCTTGAGTACTATCTTTACAAATCCATAAGATTTCACTATTTCTAGCATATCTTAGTGATCCGGGTCTATATCCCCAAGTTATATCAGCATTTACTCCAGGATCATTATCACCAAATGCTACATAATCTCCTAATACATCAAGTCTATCCCATACTGTTCCGTTAGGACCCACTTCTTTACATACATATCCAATTGCTGCAGTATTGTCAATCCAAATTTCACTTGGCGTTCCTGGATCAGATGGATATGGTCTTCTATCTCTCTCAGTTACTTTTAATATAGCACCTACAGTTATAACTTGCCCTTGGACATTTCCTCCAGGAATATGCGTTTGAGCGTTATAAATGCCAGGTATTATAATCATAGTAAACCACTAAAAGATTAATCTAGAAAAAATCTACCCCAAGCATTATCATTATAAGCAATCCAAGCTTCAGTTCCTTTAACTATTGCAATCTGACCAATAAATGCTGGTTTAATACCTAATTCGTTTGGATTATCTTCAACTATAATAGGCATTACACTATTTACGTGTCCAATTCTGGCTGTATTGTTATCACCATTACGTTTAAAATACTTTTTAAAATTAAAAATGTCAATTGTTTGCATGATTATATTATTTAAAGTTAAAATTTTCTAATTGGTGTAAAACCATCAGGCACACCTTGATTTTTTAGAACTGTAGTACCTGTATTTTGTGCTTGCACACCTATTGAAATACATGACGTAGTAACTTCTGTTGAAGAGATAAAAACTCTACCATTTGTTAATGGTGTACCTCCCACTCTTTCTAATGCTTGTCCAACAATAAAACGATTATCTAAAATTGCAGCATATTCAAATGCTGCACCCATATACCAATCTGTGTAACCGCCTTCGGAATATGTTTGTAAATCTAATGCTGAACTTAATGTTACACCAGGAACAATATTAGGAAGTGCTAAAATTGCATCTGTATTTGCTTTACCATCTGTTAAAGACGAAGCACCTGCCGATGTTGTAATAGAACAAAATCTTGCATTATTAAATATAGAATTATTTAAAGGATTTTTAGCCATGATTAATCCATGTTCTTCACCATTCTCATCTTTCCAAAGATTAAAAATAATCCCACCTCCAAATTCTTCACCAATATAATGCTGAAATCCACCTGTTCCAGTAGAGATATATTTATAAAACTCTTTTAAAGGTCTATTCAATAATTGATAAACATATTTTATTTTCGATTTGAATTCTACTGGCATAATTATTTTTTATTACTGTTAATAATTCTATTATACACTTCTAATGCTTTTGCATTATCATTATTAAGATAAGCAAATTTTGCAATAAGCATTTGTAATAATTTTTCTTCTGTAAAATTTATTGTTTGAATGATTATATTATTTAAAGTTAATAATTATTTTTTTCTGAAATTAAATATATTATACATACCACATTACATCAATAAATGTGTTTAGCAATAACCCATTCGTTAAATTGCCTGTTTGAGCGTTTCTCGTATATATAGTGACTTCAATAGTTGATAGGGATGGAGTATTCACAAAGGCATTGATGATTGTATTGCCAGAATTGCCATTGGTCACCATTACTTTAACTTTTGATGATGCATTTGGTATATATGATGTAAATAAACCAACATCATAAATAATATGATAGTGACCTACTGCGACATAGTTAATTGTTTTGGTTACAATTCCAGCACCTACTTGAGTTTCAAACACTTGTTGTTCCGTTGGCGCATTTGTTCCCGATTGTAAATATGAAGCAGAATCAATAAAGTAGTATGATGGCAGTTTTGAATATCCCCTACTTGTTGCTTCTAAAGTATTGCTATAATATACTTTATTACCAAATTCGTAAATAACATTTCCACCAATACTTGCACCAGTTGCAGTAGGATTTGTGCCATTGGTGAAAGTCATTTTGGTGGTTTGAAGAGTCTTAATTACGCTTATTATCGCTCCAGTGCTTTGAGCAGTATCTACATTATCAATATATAAATCCCCACCTCTTAAATACAAATAAGCAGTTTGGTTTGCACCTGCATCGTAAAATGATAATGCACTATATCCATCATAATCTACTCCAAGACCTATAATATCACCATTGTTATACTCTAAACTTATTAAACCATTTTTATCAGTAGCCACCTGAATATTTCCAGTTACTTTATTTTTAACTGTTCCAGTTAATGGAATATATGGAGGCAAAACATATTCCCATATAGCATTTCCATTAGTATTATCAGAACATAGATAAACTGTACCATCATCTAATACCCACCTTGATCCTATAACAAATCCTTTACTTGCATCATCATTTTGTGATGGTATCTGTGTAAAATTATGTGTAACCTCACGAATAGTGAATCCATCCTGTTCTATGTAAAACAATCGACCTGCCTCCCATTTTAGCTCATAATTAATTGAGCAAATTTGAGCTACACCTTTATAACCTCCGAGTCCTGCATCAGTGGTACCTTTTTGAAATTTTGCTCCATTATCAAACAATAATCCTACACTATCACCACTAAAATTAATATCATTTGTGGTACTGTTACCTAGATCAGTGACATCTTGTAAACTAGATGATCCATCACCAACAACATTAATAATTGGATTAGAAGGATCACTATCATCAATGTTCACACCTGTTCCGGGTTGAATTGATTCAATACCGCCACCACCTCTATTTTTAAATAGAGAAGCAACAGTACTGTTTAAATATTCCCAAACATATGTTTTCATAAATACACTTATAAAATTAATATACAAAAAAAGCCCATAGAAAACTATAGGCTTTATTTAAAATAATGACAGATTCCGATTATTAAATAACTTTTGCCATGATATCAGATTCCCTGAAAAACATATAGGTAACAACCTTACCATTAGCATCCATATCTTTAATAAGGGAGGGTTGAGCATAAGGAAAGAAATACACTCTATCTCCTTCTTTAAATCTCTCAACATCACTTCCCACTTTAAGGATAATCTCACCTTTATAGTCATCAAGATCCGAGGCTTTTCTACCATCAGGTAGAATAATTCCAGAAGAGGTTTCTTCCACCTCAACAAGTTCAACAATAATTCCTGTAGGAATTGGTTCAAATTTACACATGTGTTATTTATTAATAATATTAGTGAACATTTAGCTTCCACAACTAAGACAATCCTCATCATCTAAATTACACGATGGGAGGACAACAACATTATCCTGAATATCTAACTTAGATAGTCTATCATATTCATCTTTCTCAGGACCGGGAGCAAATCCAACTTTCTCCCAAGCCATATAAGCTTTAACAAGTAGTAGTTTATTATCCATATGACAAAGTTAGGAATAATATAATAACAAACAAATTTTGGATAACATCTTATAAACATCCGTGTTGATAAACATAATTTTTTTCCATATAAAAATTCAACTATAGAAGAGAGTGGGAGTGGTGATATACTGAACCGCCCCCGGCCTAGCTCACTCCACTGGTGTACCCCCTATGACTTGACAGAGTGCATATCACCTATTAGGTAATCTAGATTGAGAAAAATATTTTGAGAAAGAATATCTATCTATCTATGTCATGAACTATCAAATGAAACTCTTGTATGTATTTCAATCCACTATGAAAAATGTTTTAAGTTTCTTGGGTGCAGTGCTAGGAACAGCATTGTGCTATGCAGTACTATCTTCATTAATTGCACTTGTGTTTTGCCTTGAATACAAAGAGGTAGCACAGTTCCCAGTTACATTATTCCTAGGAGGGATAATAGCCTTATCCGGAGGAATATTGTTGGCTCAAGCAATTGATGAAAGTGATTTCTAAGAAGTAAAGTGGACAAGTGTCAGGTGATCCTGGCCTTGTTCACTCTTACAAACTATAAAATGAAACTCTTGTAATCTTAATAATTCACAATATGTTACACACTAATCCAAAATTTGCGAATCTTGTATATATACAAGAGGAGTTAGACAGATTGACCACCGCATGGTTTAATCCTCCAATAGGAGGAGATGTCTGTGATTATAGAGATATGATCAATGACAAAATGATTATTGCGGAGGCTAAATGGACAGAAGAATTTACTCAATTATCTGAAGAAGACCAAGATTTTTGGTGGAGATACTTTGAAAGACCAGAGTCTGTACCTTATGATGCTGATTGATATGTATAGTCTTATTACTTCCACTCTCCTGTTGATACCAGCAGGGGATGTGGATGGTAGGGCCACCTATCATGTATTAGTTAATGATAAAGTTATTGAATACTCTTACAAAGAGGAAGTAAAGAACTTTATTATTACAGGCAAGTTTGAGTATGATGAAGAAATGGGGGATGAATAGTCTCCCATTTTCCAAGTACAATTAAATGAAACTCTTGTATTGTTACTAACTTTAAAACTCACTCTTATGTACAAAACAATGAAGCATGGTGTATCTATGCAAGGACAAAGCGTAAACTTTAAACTACGTTTTTCAAATGAAATGCCAAACTTCCTTAAAGAAATGAATAGGATATGTTATTGGATAGACAGTTGGAAAACGGAATATAAAGGTAAAGAGTATT